CCGTTGACGAGTGGGATCACAGCGCTGGTCGTGACCGTAGGCGTGACCAGAGTAGGCGAGGTGGCAAATACATTTGCACCTGTACCTGTCTCGTCAGTCAATGCAGCAGCTAGATTAGCAGAAGAAGGCGTAGCTAAGAACGTCGCTACGCTAGTACCTAACCCACTCACTCCAGTAGCGATAGGGAGGCCCGTGCAGTTCGTCAGAACGCCAGAAGAAGGCGTACCAATATCAGATGTAGTAAGAGATGCACTTACTAAAACTGGACCAGTAGCAAACACCAACGCCCCAGTCCCAGTTTCTCCTGTGACAGCAGTCGCAAGATTAGCTGAACTAGGTGTTGCAAGGAATGTTGCAACTCCAGTACCTAATCCACTTACTCCAGTAGAGACTGGTAAGCCAGTACAGTTAGTCAGAGTGCCAGAGGTAGGGGTGCCTAATAGTGGAGTGGCTAAGGTCGGGCTGGTAGCAAATACCAAAGCTCCACTACCCGTCTCATCCGTTACGGCAGATGCTAAGTTGGCACTAGAAGGGGTAGCAAGGAATGTCGCTACCCCACTGCCAAGCCCAGATACCCCGGTAGAGATAGGTAGACCAGTGCAGCTTGTCAGTGTACCTGACGTTGGAGTCCCAATAGCAGGAGTGACCAGAGTAGGCGACGTTGCCAGCACAACAGATCCAGTGCCTGTTACCGCACTAACCTGAGTCCCATTAATACGAAGGACATTACCTGTGCCAGCGGTATCCAGAGTCTTGTTCGTGAACGTATCAGTAGTCGCTTTACCAACAAGAGTATCTGTAGCCGCAGGCATCGTAAGCGTACCAGAGGCAGTAGCTGTTGCCTGTAAGGTCGTCGAGCCTGAGGTAGATCCAACAAAGACCACACCAGTAGCCTCAAGCAATGCAGTCAGCTTAAGGCTAGTAAGCACCTCTTTAGCAGAGGCACTACCACCAGCGCCATCAAGATAAACAACAGAAGAGTACCCAGGCTTGATCGTTACAGTAGAACCAGACCCCTGATAGATGATTACGTTCTGAGAGCCAGTCGTGTTGTTCTGTACGAAATAATGCTTCTTGACAGTGTTAGGCGTGACGCTGACAGTGTTCGCAGCAGTGAGTGCGCCAGTAAACGACAAGACCTTATTACGCCCATCTGCTGCTGATCCATCAGGGATGTTCAACGTGTGCGTTGTGCCAGTAATTGCAACAGCAACGAATCCATCTATCGCCGTGTCGAACAAATCAAAGTTGGTATTGGTAGTGCTTCCCCAAGTACCGGACTGTTCTCCAGTTGCAATCTTCTGAATCTTATTATTTGAAGTATATGTAGAAGGCATTAATTGGTCACAGAGCTAATGACGGCAATGGCGTTGTTCACATCAGCAGTTGGGAATTGAATAGTCAGAGTGCCAGCAGTGACAGTCTTGTTCGTCCCAAAGTCCAGGACGAATATCGACTTGTTAGATTTCGACGAGTTGTATACCAACGCACCACGACAGGTAAACGTAGCAGCAGTCCAGCTAGTGTCTGCAAAATCCAGCACCGCATAGTTCCCTATTTGAGTAACAGTAGGCGCAAGAGTGTTACCCCCAGCAGTGTAACCAGTGCCAGAGACTTCGTTAGTGGCGCTATACGCAGTAGTAGAGTTGTCGATAGTGGCGCTGCTCGTGTACAGTGCAACCTTGATTACATCAGTAGTGAAGTCGTGAACCGCGAGGAACAACTGATTCTCGAATGAGTTTGTTACAGAACTTCCAGTGAAAGCCATTATCCGATGTTCCTCTTGATGTCAGTATTGCGGTAGTTATCCATGTGCTGATCGCCTTCAGACAATTTCTTGAGTTCAATCATGCCAAGCTGATATAGCTTCTCGTACTGCTGTTGCATCTGTGGCTCTCCCTTCAGGAACGAATAAGCCTCAACCAGACAACCATACAACAGCGTTTGTGGGAATTTAGTGCTTAACCAAGTAGTATTGCTGCTAACGCCAACAATCGTGACTGGTGCCCTCAAATAATACAAGGTATAGGCGTATGACTGATTCGCCGATGGGGCGATAGTTATAGTTGTAGAGGCAGCACCAGCAGATTGAATTGCATAATAAGCAGGCGCTCCAGTCGATCCTACAGAGGAAGAGGTGACTCCATACGCCTCAGTAAGATAAGAAGGGTCTTTAAGAAGCAAGCCAGTTTGAAGACCTGATATACTCACGAACAAACTCAATGCCGTATCAAAATCGCTAGGAGTTGTGATCGTTTGAGTTGTTACAGTTCCAGTCGCGGTAGCTCTAGAGTCAGGAGATTTTACATCACTATTGATACGCTGTTCAGCTAGCTGAATAATCCCATCCAGATTAGAAAGAAAGGTTGTTTCATTTGACTGGACGTAATCTTGTATTTGCTCTTTGAGTTCAGCGTATGTCATACTGGCTTGCTCTCAAGTGTAACTGATTAATTCATTACTCCGGTAGAACGAATTTTCTTCGCGATACCGTAGCCCTTACACATACCGCCGCTAGCATACTTGGCGGTACCACCCTTAGCAAACTTCTGATCCATGCTCGACGGCTTAGGCTTTGCCATACCCATCTTCTTAGAATCAGGCATCTTGCCAATAGGCATACCCATATCCATCTTCTTGTGCTCAGGCATGTCGCCAGTGGCTTTGCCCTTCTTGCCCATCATGTCCATCATGCCTTGAGACATGCCCTTAGACATTTCACCACCCTTCTTATACTTCTTGCCCATCATAGCCATCATTTCTTTAGGCATACCCTTAGGCATGTTGCCGCCCTTCTTGTACTTGGGGACGAGATTTTCTTTCATCGTGTTCATAGAACCCCCTTTGAATTTGCGGATAGCGCCACCAGCCATCTTCTTCTCAGGAGTATCTGTAGTCTTCTTCCCTCGACCCTGAAGCATCTTCATGATCCCAGGAAGCGCGGCTATAATAGGAGCAGCAATCATCCCTTTCTTCCCACCAGCCCCAGCTAACGCACCAAGAGCAATGAACTTTCCGTACTGGTCCATGAATTTCTTCATCCCAGATTTGGTCTTAGGGACATTGGCAGAGGGAAAGCTGGTGTTTGGGGCCTCATCATACATGGCGTTTTGGAGAACGCTTTCCGATTGCCTTCTTTGGGAAGGCAAGTTCATAACATCAGAGGTAGCTGTCAAATAATCATTTGGCGAGCGCTCCATCTCAACCTCGCTTCCCTCTCCAGATACAGAAATCGGCTCATTATAAATGCTGCCCATTTCAGGAGAAGCCGCACGAGTTGACTTTGCCTTTGCGGCGGTATTTGCTGCATTGGCAGTAGAACGATTAGAGCCTTTAGCAAATTGATCCAACGCTTTCTGAGCAAGGTTCATTCCAGACAAACCAGAAGACGAGGAACGAGTTAGTGGAATAATGTCTCCACCAATCCCTTCACGCGCCATCCCTGGAGAATAAACTGAACTCCGAATATTCTTTAATCCTGAAAGGGGTCCACCCTCCCGATCATTGAATTTATTGATGTCAGACATCTTTTTTTCAAGATTCTGGTTCAAGCCTTTGGCAAACAGCCCACGGACGCTTTCAGCCATGTTGTAGTTGCCTGGACCTTCGTCTCCCCCTGGAAAATACTTTCCACCATCTGCTTTTCTAATTACTTTATCTTTAAATTTGGGCATATATTCCTTTTAACTGATAGAGATACTAACCTTTCCAATGATTATGTATATCTTGTTGGGCAAAACAGGGTTCCAACCAAAGTACTCACGAGTCGGAGGGTTTTGCGTTGAATCCGTTCGCGGGTTGGATAGTGCAATCGACTCACCGCGCACATACTTACCGATCTTAAGTTGTGGGTTGTCGACATCAAAACATTCATCACATACAAGCAATCCATTCCATTGCTCGTTGTATATGTATTTCTTTAGCGTAGTGTACTTCACCTGCCTAGCGCAGATGTCGCACATTGCGATTGCGTGTTTGCCAGCAGCAAACATTAGAAACCATACCCCCCAGGAATCAATCTTACAGAAGTCCTTTGACGATCTTCATCTGCTGCACGTTGGAAGTCTTCCTCGTACATAGCTTTCAATTCAGGGATTCGAGCAAATGATTCTGGGCGCTTGTTGGCTAACTGATACGCTAACCCAGATATGAGTGCAGGGATAAACCGAAACGGTACATCCATGTTGTTGTCTGAATTAGTTCCAACATCCTGCTGACGACGCAAACGATAGTATACAAACTGACGAGAGATCGTATTGTCTGGCACCTGCCAGAACGTGATCTCAGGGTTGGCCTGATCCCTAGCAACGTAGTACTGAATCGGTGTACCAAGGATAAGCTTATTAGGCAACGTGTTGTAGGTAACAAAAGAGATAGGAGTAATTGCAATGTCTGTCTGCTGATTCGTCTGTCCAGCATAGGTACGAATCACACCCTCCAGCACGTCAATCGTATCGCTGGCAAGTGCATAGGTAGCAGTGCCTGCGACTAGGGTAAGGGTCTCTTGGTCAACACACCAAAGGTTTAACCCACGATTAGCCCACTCCATCGACAAGAGATTGAGACTGCGACGAGCAGTACGAATCTCGTAGCCACCCTTTATCTCAACACCAATTCGTTCGTAAGCCTCTTCGATTATGTCGAGGATGTTGATGTTGAAATTTGCAGTTCCAGAAGTAGCCATTACATGAACCTCTTTGAAATCTTCTTCGCAGATTCTGGCTGACTAGAAAACTGCTTACCTGCTTTTGTGTCTTCTCGCTTGGCCTTAGTCGAAGCAGCATACACACTAGAAGGCATGGACTGAATCGCCTTCTTAGGGAGATACCGCTCACCAGTAGCCTTAGGCCCTTGTGTAGAAGGCTTGCCACTCTTAGTGGTCCAGTCTTCCTTGCCCCATTTCGACAAGCTACTCTGTGCGCTAGACTTATTACCGGAGTACCCACCACCAGCAGACTCATACTTCTGAGCTACTAGTTGCGCCTTACGAGCAGACCACTGCCCAGGATCTCCTCCCTTACTGGAGGCCATGACCTGAGACTTGATGCGTTCTCTAAGCTCTGGCTTGGTATAGCCCATTAGAACCCTTTCTTAAGTTTAGGCGCTTGCATCTTGGACATCTTTACCTTAGGCGCTTTGATACTAGGGGTTTTGATGCTTGGAGTTTTGATACTGGAGAACTTGCTAGAGACAGCGGATGGAGGATACGAGCCAGTGCTGGACTTCTTCTTTGACATCGAAGGAGTTCCGATCTCCTTGCCCATGTTGAATCTTCCAATCATCGCTTAAGCCTCCGAGACTCAGACAATGCAATAGCAATACCCTGTTTTGGATCGGTAACCTTGGCACCAGAAGATGACTTTAGCTTTCCAGACTTAAACTCGTGCATTACCTTTTCAACTTTGTTCTGTTGCCGCTTGGCTGAAGTGATCTTTCCTTTCATGAATTAACCCCAGCAAATAGTAGCTGAAGTAACATTGGAAACAGTCAAATAAATGTTAGTTGAAAACCTAACACCATTACCGCCCAAGAAAAAACTATTCGTAGTGCTAGCTGGAAAATCAATGTCTACTAGGATAGTTCCACTAGCCCCACCATCTCTTAGCTGCAATGAACCAGCTAGACCAGTATAAGAAACTATACTGACGACACGCCCCGGCCCATTAAATACAGTGCCAGATGCGGTCAACTTCTTACATTGTAAATCGCTATTCATATAATTTCCTCTTCTGGCTAGCTGGAGGAGGTTTCTTAATCCCGCCAGGACCAGACCACAATACTTTTCGTGACCAATAGTTTGCCGACAACTTAGAATCGGCTCCCTTGATACCAGCAGAACGTGCCATGTAACTCTTTCGTGCAGCAGCAGAATAGTTATGGCCCATACTAGAATCGCCAAAGTGAATCAACTTCACCTTGTCGCCTTCCTTGGCGAGTACCATCTTCTTCTTTTCCGGTTTGCTCGACTCTATTGGCTTGTTGAAACCAGGGAACGTATGTCCCCTGTATTCAATACCACCACCAGAAGTTTTCTTAAAACTCCGCATTGGAGACTTAGAACGTAGTGCTGCCCATGCTGTAGATCGTTACAGCAGCAGTGGTTACGTCGGTGAAGTTAACGAAGAAGTCCTTCTGCGCGTTCTGAGCAATCGTCATCGTTCCGCTCAAAGTCAGTCCAGTGTTGGTCGTCATCGTAATCGTCTCAGCAGCATCAGCCGTGTTGCGAATGGTAACGATGAAAGAGGTACCAATAGCGGCACTAGGAACAGCGGTCAGAAGATCAGCCGCCGTAGGAAACAAGTCGGCACGTGCACCGCCGTTAGGGTCACGAAGGATGAATCCAAGTTTCAACTGAGCAGGCGTATAAGTAACCGCCGCAGTAGTCGTTACCGCAGTGGGGTTTGCCTCAAAGAACGTAACGCTAGAAGTGTTGAGTACAACACCAGTGCCTTGGGCAGAAAGCGTAAGCGAAGCATTATTCGCATCAGTTGGGCTGTAACCCGCGAAACCATTTTGGCTTCGTACAGGCCCAGTAAATGAAGTGTTAGCCATTAAAATACTCCTTCAAGAAAGGTTAACTCATTTGTCTCTTGAACGTCTGTGTAGCCAGTCAAATGAGATGTTTCGCTACAAGGGACAAGGGGAAGTTTCCTTCCCCCTGTGTTAAGTTGACTACGAAGCGCCGGGGCTACCGAAGATCGCAAGCGGATCGCTCCAGCCTACGGAATAACGCTCACGTCCTTTGTACCGCATGTTGCCAGTTTCAAAGTCGCCTTCAGCCGAAGTCTTGAGCTTGACGCGCTCAAACATCTTCAAGCCATTGGGTATGTCAGTCTTGAGGAACCAACCATTGGTGTCCGTCAAGTAGTGGTTAACTCGATAGCCTTCAGGCACCGACGACATGTTGTACATGGCGTTGATGTCGTTGTCCGCAGTTCCAGTACGCAAGAGAGACTTCAGGAGCCGCTCAGAAACGAACTGGAGAGCCGGGGGAACAATCAGCTTACGAGCCTTTGCGGCAATGAGCAAACCACGCTCATCCGTCCAGCCAGCAATTTGAATGATAGCCGCCTCAAGCGAAGTCTCGTTAAGGTCAGCACCAGTCGTGGGGCGATTGGAGTTGCTACCGCCAGTGACAAGCGGATGGTCCGTAGCGCAAAGCCGTTTGCCGTCGCCGCCAGTGTAGCTGGAGTTGAAAGCATTGTTAAGCACGTTCGCACCTTTAACCTGCTTGGTGTTGGCAAAAGCACGAGCCAACGCCTTGGTGTACCGCTCAGAGACGGAGACATACAGATTGTCTTCCATCGCTTCTTCGGTAACTGCAAAGCCAAGAGCAATCGTCTCATGCGTGTAGCGCGAGGTGTATGCTTCCTGAGCGTTGTCGTAGGCGATAACTCCACCGTCCGACTTAACAGGAGCAGTGCCAAAGCCCGAGAGCTTGACTTCCTCTTCAAACGCACGTTCCGAGCTGGTGATCTCAAAGATTTCTTTGTGTTCCTCACCATAACGAGCATATTCCAAGCCGAACAAAGCGTTCAAACCGGGAACAAGCTCCTTCAACATTTGTGAACGAGTAATAGCCATGGTATTTGTTCCTTAACCTGTTCCTAGTTATGCGCCAGTTGCGTTGGTGTAGGCATGAACGCCGTGATTCCAAACGCAGAGACAGTCAGTAAAAGCATCGCCGGGAGTCGAGTAAACCGAGTCAACGAAGCCAATGATTTTTACAGCCAACGTGTTGGTCGTCGTAATGCCAGCGGCACTAAGAACACTGCTGGAGTTTCCGCTGGTCGTGGAACCAGAGGTCACGTTAGCCAGAGGAGCATTATTACCAACAGCAGTGGTCGCAACCGTAGCATTCGCTTGAACCTTGAAGACGACACTAGGATCATCAACAACGTACACATAAATGTTCGTGTAACCAGCGTTCGTAGCTCCAGCCGGGAGATACTGCGCCCAGTTAGGACGGCCAGTAGGATCGACATACTCACAGCCGACAAAGATGCCAGTCGGAGTATTCGTATTGCGAGTCGTGGTAGGCGTTGCACCGATAATGGTAACGACACCGGAGTTAACGCTGACGGCAGATCCGAAGTAAATGGCATTGGTGTTGTTCGCACCAATCGGGAATTTCCGAGCAGCACCGCGAAGAGCGGCACCCGCCAATTCATACGGGATCAGGCCATAAGGAGTAGCTGTAGCAGCCATATAGAGTTCCTCTTAAGTTCCTGTTCCGAAGGAGACTTTAGTCCTGTTCTCTTGAAAGAGAGGCATACGACTATCGTTTTCCTTCATTAGATTATTGTTTACGGCATCGGTCTGCTTACTGGTCATCGTCTCGTAATAACGATTACGACTCTCCATTGCTCGACGATCCGCTTTACATAGAATCAAACCGCCCATCTCAATCGTTCCATTTCGGGATTCGTTAAATGCGACTTCCAAAACGACATCGGGGTGGTCTTCCGCTCTCACAATTACCCATCCTTCGCGCATTCGGATGGAAACATTTGAGGGGTCAGACTCGCCACGAACAGATTTGCGAACCCAACGGTATACCCAGTCTTCACTAGGAGTCGGATCCGGTAACAACGAGGGAGGCTTCCATGACTCTACACGAGATTCAGCTTCACGGGTTTCCAATTCACGGTCTGGCTTCATTACTGATTTTCCTTTTGCTGCTTAAGTAATTCCTTAGCATACTGTTGTGGGGTGATCCCTAAGCGTTTGGCAACAGCAAGAGCTGATTCCGTTAGTTGGACTTTTGTGCGGGTTTGGCCGTTAGGAGTTCGAGAAGAACTAACGACTACTCCGTTTTTTTGTTTGTTTTGTGCAGGCTCTTGGGCATTGCCCCGATTACCAGAAATAGTTTGATGAAACTTGTATACAGCACTATCAATGGCATTGTAGTACTGCTCACTTTCAGCATCCACACCGGCATCAACCAGTTTATTGTGAATGTCTATCGCATGGCCGGTAAGAGCCATGTCTTTTCCGAACCACTTGTTTTTATCTTTCCAGAGGACAGCTTTGGCAGACACCTGAGGTTGTGCAGGTTGGTAAGCTACGGGCTGTATGTTTTCCTGTTGTTGCTGATAGTTTACGCTTTCAGGTGCAGGTGGTGTATATGAGTCAAGTGCTCGCTTTTCATTAGCAAGAATTGCGATTTGCTCTTGAGCAGTCGCCATCTTGTCCGTATCGCCAACTTCGTATGCTTCTTTCAGCATCCGCTTGGCGTCTTTTAGCTCAGAACCCTTCTGGATCGCCGAAGTATAGATGAGCGCCCGATTACTGCTGTCGGTTTGCTGACGATATACCTCAACTTGTTTTTGCAGAGCAGAGGCGTAGTTAAATGCCTCCTGGGCCTGTCTAGTTACCTTCTCTTTTTCACGGCGCTCCTCATGAAACTCGTACTTAAGACGTTTAATGCGCTTCTGTACGCCTTCAGAGTAGTTCTTCAGCTCGTCATCGTCGTCTTCTGGGGTAGCTCTTACTGATTCATCGCGGGGAGCGCGACGATCTGCTGGCGGGGTGTCGTCAACGATCTCAATATCTACATCAGAGTCCTTATCGTCATCATAAGACTCTTCCGAGTCCCCACCCTTCGGTACGATTAGCTCTGATTCCATGTATTCTTCTGGCACTAGATCCTCTCCACACTATCTGGATCAGAAACAACAGCTTCAGGAGTGTCATCGTTGATAAAACGGTATTCATCGCCTTCAATCTTGAAGCGAGTACCGCTATAACTACGAACCATGATGTAATCCCCTACTGAGCACCAAGGCCCACTAGAGAATTTGGACATATCCTTATATGCATCTGGTCCAATTGCCAAAACTTTAGCAATTAGGGAAGCCGTGTTCTCATCCTGCTTGATTTGGTCAGGAATATAGATACCGCCCTTGGTCTTTTCGTCAATAGCCTTACGCATCTTGACGAGGATTTTATACCCTACAGGAATTGGTAGGTTTTGCATTTATGTTTCGTTCATCCTTGCGCTAATTTAGCGTTTGCTTCAGTCTTCTTCGGCGTCTTGCGACAGTTTGCCCCAGATTTCCTGGAACTCCTGACGTGCTTGTTGAAGTCCTGATAGTTTTCCCACTATGTTTTTGTATTCTGCGTAGTCTACGCAAAAACCAGAGACTACATAAGTGGAGCTTGTCTCTGAAAGATCGTCAAGTCGAGCAAAGAACTTAGATCGTAGGTCCAATGGCACCTCCCATGGTGTCCATCTTCGCTAATATCTCTGCGATTTTAGCCTTTGCCATGTCGTTATCGGTCTGGATCCGTTGCATTTCTGCTTGGGTACGAGCATCCGACTCAATCTTGTCATTTTGCAGGCGTTGAATATCCAACTGTAGACGTTGGTTCTCAATCGCCAGTTCGCTTTGGGACTGCTGTGCCTTCTGTGCAGAGGATTGTTGCGCCATTTGAGTCTGCGAAGCGATTCGCGTAGCCTCTAATTGGTTCCTCTGGTTGCTTTTTACCAGCTCAAGCTGCGATTTCTGCTGGGCTTCTTGGGCCTTTTGCTGTAATTCGGCTTGCTTCAACTGCAACTCTGCCTGCTGGAGTTGCAATACTGGATCTTGCGCCTGCTGCTGGGATTGCTGTGCTGCCTGTTGACCCTGCGCCTGCTGTAAAAGCATACGAGAAGCATCGGCAATCGCCTTGGATAGATTGGATTCCACGTCTGCTGGCATCGGTTCTCCCGGTAAGGGGAGAGGAATGCCCAACTGTTTCTCCATCTGTGAGCGATACGCAAAGCCAACATGCTCTGCGATATGAGCCATGAAAGCAGCAAAGATTACGTTTGCCTGAGGATTCTGTCCCAACTGCTGTTGGACCGTAGGATTCTGCACATACGACATGTGAGCGGTTATATGAGAATCATGGTCCTGCGTTAAGTACGCTTTAGCAGGTTTCATATTTGTGATGTTTTGATTTTCCGAAAGAGGATCAAGTAGAGGGGCATCTACTTTATCAGGGATAATCTTCTTAACATCCTTTATACCAAGGACTTCCAGCATCTTTCGATGCAACTCAGGCAGATCGTAGAATTGCGGTGCTTGTGCGGCGAGTTGAATAGCAGCTTGATACTGCATCACTCGCTGCGACATAGTGGCCGCATTGGGGTCAGATACAGGAACAACGTCGATACGGTTATCGAAGTCGGAGCGCTTGCTCCCTCCCATACTGCCAAAATCAATCTTGTATCGGTCAGACCCGCTATCACGGATCACTCGTACCAGGATGGAAAACTCTTCCTGCAAAGACGAATGCAGTCTAGCTTGAATAGCACTCATCACTTTGAGCGCACGTTCCATCAAGGCTAGTGTGGTCCCTACAGGGGCCTGAGCACTAGCATTACCAATCTCAGTATCTGCGATAGAAGCCAATCGACGACCATCTTCAACTACAATTCCTAGAAGTTGCAGTAGAGTTTGCGAAGGCTCTTTATACGGGAGGGGATACAACGACCGTGCAATGTCTCCATTAGCGACATCAACATCGCGCCACTCTCCAGGTTGAATAGGACTGTCGTCCCCAGCCACACGCATACCCTTGGCCTTTAACCCACCAGGAAGGTTGGCTAAGGTTCCAGCATCAATCAACTGGCGCAGGATAGCAGTCGAAGCCTTGGCGTTTGAGCCAATGAGATGGATTAGACCATACCCATACGCGCCCATGCCAGGAACATAGTTATAGGACGAGAACCAAATCAGCTTTGTTTTCTTAGGGTTGTCTTCGTCCCAATTCCTATAGATCGACAAGACATCACCAGTGGACTTCTCCACCGTCACAACATACGGAAGAGCAATACCAGTAGGCTCACCATCCTCGTCTACATGCTCAAGACCAGCAATATCCAAGTCAATATGAGCCTCAAGCAAGGTGACAGAGTCTTCGTCGTTCTGCTTGTACTCATAGCTGATCTTGTCTATCTTCTCTTTCAACTGAGAACTAGAATCAAAGTCAGGGCGTATTTCAATGTCTCGATAGAAGTTATTGAACTGTAGCTTCTTGACTTCGTTAATGTTCTTCGTTATGACGTGGATGTATCGGCTTGCCGTCTTGAGACTAGTAGCCCCATACGGCATGATGAAGTCTTGTGCCGGGACATACTTGATATCCGGTGAATCAGTCAACGGATCAAAGCAGATCTTCTTGAAAGCGCTGCCACACAACGCTAGCCCAAACAACATCCGCTCAGTTTCAGGACGATAATCCTTCAAGTCTTGGGTGAGCAAATAGTTCATATCTGCTTGAATACGAAGGGCTTGATCCTCTTTCTCTTCGGTAACTTCACCAATGATCTGAGTCTTTACTGGACCAGTAGCCGGGAAGATCTCCATGATTGCGTTTGACTGGAACCGCACAGCAGCTTCCATAATCATGTTGTGGAACAAGCCACAGGCCCCAGCCCAAGGTTTATTCCGATCTTCCGTCTTTACGCCAAGGTAATCGAGACCTTCTTTATAGGCGCGTTCCCAATCCTGTCTAGAGTCCAGATCCTCCTGATATACATCCAGGATCTTACTCCCAATGGTTGACAACTCTGAGTCTTCAATATGCTCTGCCAAGTTCACAGAGTGAGGAAGATCAGCTAAACCACCTTCTTCGTCTTCAGGAGGACCGAACTCAATAATCATCCCACCGTCTTCGGTTTCAATTGATACAGCCTCTGGATCCGATATCTCGATCTCAATTTCAGTTTCTACCCTGTTGCCGGGGTAAAAGTTTGTTTCTTCCAAAGGCTTATCAATCATAAGTTAATCTTCTTTCTTCGCGCCCTGAGACGCATCATCTTGAAGCATCTGCTGCCAACCTTGAGGGTTGTTTTCAATTGTAATGCGAATCAGACCAACATTGTGACCAGTCGATCCGTTTGAATAAGTTACACAATACTGGCGCGACACGCCATCACTAGGTTCAGGAAAAGGTCCAGACCACACAGGAAGGTAGATAGAAGATACTCCACCTCCAATCCCGGCAGCATTTAGTTTAGCAACAACTTCATCTACCTGTTCCATCGTAGTAAGTTGATTAGGGTTAAAAGACATAGTTGACCTTAGTAGTAATCTGCTTTCTTGTTGGGAACGTACTCTTCGTCTTCATCGCTCTGTGTTGATATAAACCCGCCCTGCCTGAATCGCAACAGGGCCTGCGTTGAACTGTCAACAAGGTCATCATGGTCAGAGTTAGGAAACGAAGCGAACTGTTCAATAAGCTCCTCTGCCCAGCGCAAAGGAGGTGCGTAAACAAAACCTGAAGCGAATATATCACTAACAGCATTTACACGAACAATCTTATCATTACCACGAGATGGAGTGTAATCTTGAATTGGTATGCCCATCTTGCGTAACTCAAACACAAGTGGTCCACCAGCAGCCTTTGCTTCAATGATGCAACAGTCTGGCTTCCAATAACGATACTCCTCTAGCGCCTTTTGCTTAAGTTCAGGGAACTCTAGCTTATCTTGATACGCATTCAAGAGTATAATCTTAGCTACCCTTTTACCATCATTATCTTTCTCGTAGAATATTCCCCATGTCGTACAGGCTGAATAATCTGATCGAGTGCCTTTGGTTAGTGCGGTGTCCCAGGACTGAATGATGTACTCACAGACTGGCGGCTCGTCCTTTTCCCATATCTTCCACCACTCTCTTTTTACAAGAGCACCCTCTTCAGAGGTAGGATTTTGCTGATACTGTGCATTCCACTTGGCGACGGGAAGTTCAGCCTTGATCTTTTCCAGTTCTTCCAGAGGCCAGAACTCAGGCCATAACGGATTGCCAGACGGCATGATAGCGGGGAACTCAATCACTTCCCATTCATCTAAGCCATCTTTCTGAGACGATGCCTTTAGGATTTGACCGCATAGATCTCGCTTGCTCCAGCGAGTCATGACGATAACAATGGCCCCTCCAGGCTGCAAACGCTGACGAGGACCAGACGTATACCACTCGTACACGCCGTCGTAAATGCTAGGATTTGCGGCAGCTATAGCGGCCTCTTGCTCACTGTGCGGGTCGTCAATGATGAGGCAATTATGAGCAAGAACCCCCTCACAGAAGAAGTTCTTGCTCTCAGTTTGAATATCAACTACCCAGTGACCAGACCCTCGAAGTAGGCTCTTAAGATCCTCTGCACAGGTTCCGACGCTGTATGATGATAATGGTTGTGACACGGCTCGCAGAGTAGTATCATGTTCTCCAACCTGTTGTCCGTCGCGTCCTGGTTGATGTGATGTACCGCTGACCTGTCCTTTACTCGTTGGCAATAGGCACAGACCCCGTTGTCCCTCTTCCTTACGAATCTCTTCCTCTCGCCCCAAGCCCCGACGTAGGTAGTGCTCTTGGCCTTCCTCTTCGAGTAGCAATCCCTGCTGCAATACCTTTTCTTCCCAAGGCACTGAGATTTGCAAGTATTGCACGTCCCGGTAAGTGGAACTGACGTTTTTGGTCTGGTCGCCTTCCAGTCCGAATAACACGCCTTCGTGCAGAAGTGATTCTTGTTTCCGCTTCTCTCCTCTCCCTTCTTGAACTCCGAGGAAACCTTCATGAAGTCCTTCTTGCAGTGAGAGCAATTGACCTTCACATGCTTGTCCTTCAGATAACATGCCTTGCATGTTACTGCCATCTGCGCTTTCCATTCGTCGCAGAGTGGACACTTGTTGTAGATTCCCCCTACCTCCCGGCAAGCGTTCGAGCAGTAATACCTCGACTCCTTGGTCGTCCCCCTTCTCCTCAGTGATCTTTCGTGCTCCTTCCTCAAGCGAAGAAAGTCTTTCCCACATCGGCAGCACTGTAGCGGAACGTGCTTCAGATGCTTTTGTGTAGTCTGATCCGTCGTAGATTCTGTGATCTGGGGTGCAGATGAATCCTCCAACGGAAACAAGCTCAGGTTTGTATTGGGTAGAGACTGCAAGGACTCTTGTCCATTCTGATCTTCCCAGTTTGTGATTATATCCATATACCTCCTGCCCAACTTTCACTTGGGATATAGGTAGCATACCATTAAGAGTCAAGCACTTACAAGCAAAGTATGCACAATCTGCACCTTTTCCAGTAACCGCGCCTCCGACGCCTATGGCAAAGTAATCTCCTCCCTTATTCGTATTCCATCGACCAGCGGCCTTGGAGTCTGACGAAAGAGACACGTTAGGGAAGATCTTCTGGTAGTGCGGGTTTCCGACTAGGTTCCTTACCTTTCGACCAAACCCTACAGCAAGTTCTGCTGTGTGTGCCGTTTGGATAATCTTCTTGTCTGGATACTTGCCAAGGAACCAAGCTGGGAGCAGGTACGAACTGAATTCCGATTTTGTATGGCGAGGTGCCATGTTGATAATCAGGCGCTTACAGGTTCCGTTTGCTACCCGCTCAAAGGCGTCGGCCATGATATCATGATGCCTACCGGGAATAAAGGCAGGCCACATCTCTTTGACGAAATCAATAAAGTTCTTCTGGCACTTCTGCACCTTGAGAATATTCTCGTACTGCCCAAGCAAGTTCGCTAGCTCAACCTGTTCATCATAAGGGAGCTGCTTTGCCTTGGCTATTATCTTAGTGATCTGTTGCGGAGTGTACTGACCAGCAAGGATATTGCTTATATTCACTACTCAACAATCTATCAAACAATGAGAATTCAGTACAATGTTAAGTATGTGCCAGCCAAAACTTTCAGACGAGAAGAGCCTTAATGGGAAACATTGAACAGATACTTTCCGACTTAAGGGTCGAAGCCGCTGAAAGCAGGATACACCTACAACACATTTCAGAACACCTCATCAAGCTAAATGGGCGTACTGAAAAGTGTGAGGATAAGGTTTCAGAATTAGAGCGTAACCACAACAAAATAAAGACGATATGGGGAACGATAGTAGCCTTATCATCATTTGTAGGGGCCTTGCTATCCTGGGCATACAAAGCATTCATCTTCAAAAACTAGGCCAACAAAAAAGGCCCTCTGAGGAAGAGAGCCTTTAATGACAACCAAGGGGGATAAGCGATACTAGAATCGCCTAACCTCAGTATAGCACAACTATCTTCCTGGTCGTCCAACATAAATCTCAAAAGCGCCATTCACTAAAGAGATCTCTTCTTCTTGTGCTGGATCCTTTGCTGGATCAACCATACAAGACCTCAACCACATATCAATATAGATAGGCTCGTACTCTACCAATCCACGTCTGCTCTTAGAATAAACAGGCCCATAACCAACAGAGCGCCAGTACTTGAGGTGAGAGACAGAGATCCTCAGGTATGCAGACAACTCCTTATCTGTTATGTTCTGTTCGTGATCCAACTACGAGCATATCAATTTGAACGTACGGCGTCCTGTACTGAACCCAACGTAGTTCACGTCGTCGATCTTTTGCCCCGTAAGCTCTTGCACGAACCCTGACATAGAACGCGCCCACTCCTCTCCCTCTGCTACCTTGGCCTCTTCCTTAGCCCTTGCAGCATCGTACACAGCGCCGTCATCCTTGACGCCATTCAGTACCTCAATAGCCACCCTACGCGCCTCACGATCAATCAATTGCTCTCTCGTATCGTTCATCATGGCACATAGTGTAGCATGGTGTTGCGCCAGCTTGCAGAATCTACCGCAAAAGAAAAAGACCGTCACAGAGTCTCGACAACATGATGACGGCCTTCTCATTGTTCAACATATAACCCCCAACGTGGCGCGTGAAACACCACGCCATGAAGGAGGATATAGCCAAGAAAGAGGGATACAGTCCCTTCCCCAGCAAGCACCTGGGTAAAGATGCTAAAAATAAGTGTACCACGATTCTCGAATCCATTGTACAATGGAGGTAGAATTATTGGACGGAAACTTCGGCTTGCCGGAGAGAACAGAAGTCCTTGTATTCCACCGTGGATACAACCAGTCCTGTTTTCGGTTGTGCGGGGTTGCAGGAAGCAATGAGAGCCTACTGCGTGGTAAACCCAGTGCCCGATACAGCTTAAGCGCCGCGCAGTTCTATTGGGAGAAACAACCTGATTTAGCGGTTCGCCGAAAGGCAAGACGTAAGAGCTTAGGTGAGGTTGCAGTAGAGCGGTGGTCGAAGCGATAACGCTAAGACAAAGGTGAAAATCCAGGTCTACTGCCAAGAGGACAGGTTGGTACCAAACCAGACAAGGTACCTGTGCTGATCGAAGGTGGCTCCATAAGGGATACACAATCATCACAACTAAAGGGGGGGGATACCCTTCTTGTGCCTTCTCTCAGGTTCACCATAAGGGATACACATAACAATGCGTCGATAATCGACGCTATAAGACTTCTCTTACAGAAGTGTTAGATCAAGAGCCAAAGGCTCTTATCAACGCATCGAGGCGCGGAAGGCTTACGACTGTAAGCCTGTAGGCTCGATGGCACCTCAAGGACCATACATCAGTACTTGTTTGCTTTGTTCGTGAAACAAAAACAAACAAACAAAAAACAATCAAGTAAGGCGGCGAGGAGCCGCTCTAGGACTTATAAGAGATACATTAAGAGATATAGTATATTAGCAACAAGGTACATACATCAAACAAGGTTCAATGGCGTTAGAGTGATTATGTTAGGCAAGCCATTATTGATTGACTCAGAAGTTGCTAAGATTACAAAGTTCTCTGTATCAAGTGTAAGGAAATGGAGAGTGCAAGGACGAGGTCCATTGTACTTAAGACTAGGTAACTCTATAAGGTACAAAGAACAGGATGTGCTACACTATGTTCAGTCTGGTAAGCTATATAGCGAAACAGGACTAAGATCAAAGAGGAGCATCAAAGATGCAAAAGACAAGAGAAGCATTACCTAGCTCATTAGCTGAATCGTTCTTGTTGAAAGAACATGCTGTGGCGCAGTACCTGACTGTATCTATTGCAAAGATTAGACTTATGCGAAGGACAGGGGAAGGCCCTGCCTTCATTAGAATAGGGAGCAGCATTCGATATACGATTGATAGTGTGAAAGACTACATCACCTCCTTATCTAACGCGCCGAAGGTAGTTCGTGTTGAGATTCCATCGATTACAACTCGGGCACAGAGGCCTCTTAATCGTGAAGAGAGTTCAATCGAACCTAATAAGGCATCTGCGCCAAAGATTCTGTTGCAGGACATCTTCAACCCAAACATTGAAGAGGCGAGCTAACCATGATAGACCATACTCAGTCTCCTTACCTTACGGACATTCAACTTGCAGAGTACTTAAACATCAGCACTAGCATGGTGCGTCAGTGGAGAATCAAAAAGGTTGGACCAGTCTACACTAAGATTGGGCACTCAGTTCGATATCACGTTGACGACATCAACGAATATCTTAAGTCAAGACTAGTCGAACACGTCAAAAATCCAATCGTCGACGAGACAGTACAGTAATGTCAGACAACATTGAAAACTCAGTAGGGTACGCCAAGGTAAACGAAGTAGCTAAGTACTTGAACATCAGCACTGGCATGGTACACAAAATGATTCGCTCAGGAAACATACCCTATCGGCGCATAGGTAAGGTATACAGAGTCCCTTGGACTTGGTTGAAGTCTGATATGAACTTAACCTTTGGCACAACAGCGCCAGTAGACAAGAGCCTATAGCTCTTCCCAGGCTGCAATAAACATCTTCAGCCCAACAAATAACCAGAACACTGAGACTGAGAAGAATGACACCTTCTCAATCTTAGTGAAGTTCCTTGCCATTATAGAGAAGTCAGCTAGTACAGCGCCAAACCAAATAGACAAACAACCCAATACAATCAACAAGATACAGATCATAGTAGCTCAACAGGAAACGCTGGACCAATATCAAACTTATCCTTACGGAAGTTTTGATGAGAGGCAATACCCTTGAATCCATTGAAGAACTTCATGTCAAACTCTGTCCTCTTAGGCACAGGAGGCAGCACCTTTGGGATGGAAAAGTCCTTACATAGTTTATCTACAAGAGAAACAACGGCGCTAGATTGCTCCTTTGGGAAAGAAGCAAAGTAAGAATAACCTCGATAAGGCGCAACAACATACTTGGTGGTCTCAGACAAAGTACACCACTTAGCAGTGAACCCTCCAGGCCACCAGTTAAGCTGTTTAGGATTAACCTTATCAATGACAAGTGGACCTGGATTAGCTATCTCAATCCCAATAGACCTCTTGTCATGCTTCCAATTAGCGCTATCAGCGCCAGTGATCCCAAGATGATAAGCCCATCTACTAGGATCAAAACACTCATAGATCAAGCCATCAACATCAACCAAGTACGATGTCGCAACTTGCAATGGCGTACTAAGCCAGTATTCATACGCACTACGAGCTGACTGACCAGCCGTAAAGTGCAACACAATCAGATCCTTAGGATGCTGCTGTGTAAAGAATTGACCTTGAGCAAGAGCAAACTTCTTACGATCAATCGAAAGATTCGATACATTGTTCGTGTTTGTGCCTGTAGTCGTCATGTTAATATTCCCAACGTGCCCGTCGGCTCTCTCGTTCAAGGGCGTTGGCCTCCTCGTTTATAGCGCTATCTCCGTTATGTAATAGTCAGATGATAAGTCTGCCCTGTCGGGGGATGCCCCCAAGCCCAGACGCTTGTAGCGCCTGCGCCTCGATGCACCATTTCCACACAGTGAACGAATACAGCTATAGAGACAACTCCTTCAATACAAACCTTACATCGGTCCTCTAGAACCTAAGTATATGAAATATATACCATGGCACATGGTACCACAAAACATAGGGGGGTGTTTCTATATAGGCAAAGTATTACACAGTGCCATCCTGTAAATTAAAGGGGGTGGCCTATAGTCTTGAAAAGACTATGTGTTGCAAGGAAACACTAATTCAGATAGGCACTCGTCAAGAGCACGTTGAGCACTAGCTTGACTAAAGTATGTACCTTGTCGTCTGTTGTTGATAAAGACAATGTATGTGCCAAATGTGGTTGTGTGTATGAAAGACATGAAAAGTTTTATGGGTGAGATGGGATGAGTAGAATAGTATGCATTACGCAGGTACGCGCGACCCCACTAACCGCCCTCCCCTCCCCCCGTGAGGGTCTCCCCATCCTGACCTGAATCGACCGGGATAGCCTTCGACTCCTGAACACGCCTTGCCTTGCCACGTGCAGCCGATGGCGTGATGTCGATAGTGTCAGCGGATGAAAGCAACATCGCCAAACGAGTCTGGATTGTATCAATGATTGAACCGTGCAACTCCGTCGTAGACTCGTTCGCTTGAGGTTCTTCGAAGATTGAAGCGTAGCGGGTACGCCCCAGTAGTTCATATGCCTTGAGTTTGGTTATGTCTGACTCAGCGGTTGATGCGGTACTGGTTAGACCTTCCATGACAAAGTTTTGAAGCCTGGTCTTGTCCGCCCACCAACGCGCAGTTTTTTCTTCTTCCATTGCTTTCATTGCTAGGGCCACCCTAGGTTTCTGCGAGGTCTTCACCGCATCAACTCCCATTCCCTTTGCGCTGTTCCCATTCCAGCGATAAGCCTGCCGGTAAGACTCTGCTTTGGACAATCCCCCAAAAACCAGCCCTTCTGCAAACTTGCGTTGTTTCGCCGTTAACTTTCCGATTATCTCCGCCAACGTTGGCTTACTCATGCCATCATTTTAACCCAACATCACCCATTATCCCTCTAGTACCTCAGCCCAAAACGTACCATAAAAGATTATCTAAAAAAACGATGTCAGAGTATTGACATACCCACTGATACTTGTTATTATAGAGGAGTAGCAGATAGCACAGAATGCAACCCGGGAGCACTGAGTGCACTGGAGAGTTAAACAACACAGAAACTGCTCGAAGCCTACACTTCCCCAGATTGTCTCACAGTGAGACATAAAGGATACAAACGTGAACTACATTACAGTAATCAAGACGGCGGCGCTCAGCCGCGCTAAGATGTTCGGCGTACTAAGCCGGGCGCTATATGAGGTATCGGCGCAGGAACTATATGCGCCTTACGACAGTGTCGAGAAGTGGCTAGTGGGGAATGACGTGGATATCTCGCGTCCTACGTTTTATCGGATGAAGTCTTTAGGGTTACTCCTGAAGTATGTAGAGATCTCCGATACTGATCTCGCATTAGTAGGTGAGGCTAGCATGTATCAGCTAGCTAGACTTGGTACCGACCACGATACTGCCACTAAATTCTGGGAGTCTGGGGATATCCCCAACCTTATCAATGGGCGCATTGATAAGAGCATCGCGACAGTGGCTGACCTTAAAATTAAGGTTGACGCATTGCTAGGGAAAGAGAAGAAAGAGAAAGATGGCGAGGGAGCGGGTGAGAGTGAGAGTGACGATTGGCAAGAAAAGTATGACGCGCTCATTAAGCGCATGAAAAAACTAGCCCCACAATATGAAGCCGACCGCTTCGTTTCTGAAGTCCTACGAGTTGTCTCATAATGAGACAACCTCAAGACTAGACAAACTGTCTCACAGTGAGACAACCTTAGGAGTACGCCATGACGTATGTTACGGAATACATGATAGAGGATCCTGATGTATCCTTAGCTAGATCATTCGCCAAAGCCGTGAAAGAGTATCCGGTATACGTATACTCCGAATGGAACAACTCGTTCCACGCTAGCGATAACTATATCGTGGCAACTAGTGAGCCTACGAATGAACATAAACAATTGGCTAACCTGTGTATCAATAGGCGAGAGTTGCTGGTAGCGGTCCAATCATTAGTGGATCAGCGTGTTAAGACGGCTCATGAGTTATTCAAGTTGAGCCGAGAATACTAACTGTCTCACAGTGAGACAACTTGAAACTGTCTCACAGTGAGACATAAGGATACAAAAATGAACAAGAAGTTGATAACGATAGACTCGTCAAAGATTACTAAAGGCAAATCATGGGATAACGCATGGCCTGCAGTATCTTACATGTCTCCAGCTACGGAATCCGTCCCATATGGCGGCGTGAATATGTGCGCCAACGCTGGGAGTTGCGCCACTATATGCTTGGGCAACAACTCCGGGCGCATGGTCATGCCTAAGAACAAAGCCGCACGGGTGAACCGTACCCTACGCTACTTGAATGACCGTGAGAACTTTCTCCTCGACTATGCACGTGAGATTGACGCTCATGTTAGGCGCTGTAAGCGCAAGGGATACGCTCCAGCATTCCGTCCCAACGGCGCAACAGATAGGCGCGACCTTGGGTTATGGGTGGTGAACTATTGCAAAAAGCATCACCCTGAGGCGCGGGTATACGACTATACCAAGCTACCGCCTAAGAAGATAGACGGCTACCACCTCGTCTATTCGTACAGTGAGCGCCCTGAAGCACTACCAACGGCACTCAAGTACTTGCGAGAGGGCGGGACTGTAGCTGTATGCTTCGCTGTCAAACGTCACGGCGCATTGCCTGAAACATGGAATGGTTACCCCGTGATAGACGGGGACAAATCAGACGCTCGATTCCTCGACAATCCAGGCGTGGTAGTAGGACTACGCATCAAGGGCAGCTTCAAGAAAGCCGCAAACAATCCGTTCGTGGTTCTAACCTAGACTGTCTCACAGTGAGACAAACGTGGGGGGGAGATACTCCCCCACTATCACAATCAAATCAGGAGATGAGATGAACAAATCAGTAGAGAAGTTTACGCAGTGGGTATCTGCCGAACTGGCAGAACTAGAAGCGCCGATGAACGATGGGGGACTTTGGAGTTGCTACCTATCGGACAAGGTCCGAATCTTACGGAATGCCTTACGGCACGGTGACGAGATGAAATACGAACTAGACATGGCAAGTCTAGATGGTGACTCCTACCGATGGGAAGAACTAACTCTAGAGATCAAGCAACGGGATGGGGGGCTGTAATGGCTACGATCACAGTAAGATACTCCGCGCCCTGTCGTGCTTGCGGTACACAGATACAGGCCGGGTCCAAGGCAAACTACAGCAACTCAAAGCTGTACTGCCTAGGTTGCAAGGCAGGACCAGATAGACCAATCCGCCCACGTCCAGCGGGATACTACGCCTCCATGCGTGACCCCAACGGGCTGTACGCTTACGATGGGCGAGAGATCGGGCGCATCAGATGCGGCTGCGAGGATTACCCTTGCTGCGGCTGCTAACCCCGCCCTGATGAGTCCCCTGGCACGGGACGAAACCCCTTACGGGGGTCGGCAACAGCCAACCAGGAGATATGAAATGAAGGATATAAGACCAAGACGAAGGGGAATCAGGACAACTTACAGCTTATCAGCGTGGGATAAACATAATCCAGGCTGTGGCATAGGTTTTGATTGTGATGTTGATGGCTGTGTTTTGGATCCATTGGCGCTATCGGATGCAGCTATCCGCAATCTGTGTTCCATGCTTTTCCAGCCAGACCGCTACACCCCGGCCTTAGAAGCGCGCAAGCATAGCTACATGATGGCTGGCGGAGGTAGGTGCACTTGCGGCTTATACGTACATCTAGACGACGCCACGACCAACGGCTGTCGGTGCGGTAGGTTTTACAACGGCTACGGTCAGGAGCTGGCCCATCCATCCCAGTGGGGCGAAGAGACGGGCGAACGGTTCGACGATTGTGGTAGGGAGATCTTATGACTATCATGACGTGGACCTAGCCCTGATGAGTCCCCCGGCCCGGACGAAACGCCGTAAGGCGTAGGCAACAGCCAAACTGTCTCACAGTGAGACACAAAAGAGGATACATGAAAAAGAGAATCATCACTAACGAACAGAACGAGACGCTTGCTTGGTTCGATGAAAGCAAGGCTATCAAGATAGACGAAGACACGACCTTCGATGGTCGTAACCAGATCAGCAAAGCTACTGGGGGACAGTGGGATCATGAGGCCCTGTTCCTGACTGCCAGCGGTAAGTGGGTGCTGAATGCTTGGTCTAACTGGCAGGGCAGCAACGATACCTACAGGTTTATGTCAGACAACAAAGCATACGCCTGGATCATGGTCAACGCCTCGCCTTCAGAGATTGATAACCTTCCCCCGGTACAACGTGCGGGATTCGATAAGTTCATGGGTAGCAGCGAGGTCTAACAACGTGTGGGTATATGACGATGGTGGTCGTAAGGCCGCTGGATTCAAGGGCAAGGCGAAAGATTGCGCTGCCCGTGCGGTAGCCATAGCTACAGGTTTACCATACGCACAAGTACATGAATCGCTGGCGCAAGGTAACTATGCACAGCGAAAGACTAAACGTAGCAAAGCTACAGAACAAACCGCTGACGCTGGTATATACACAAGGCGCAAGTGGTTCCGCGATTACATGGTAGGTCTGGGCTTCACCTGGACCCCTACCATGCAGGTTGGAGATGGTTGCCGTGTTCACCTGAAGGCAGACGAACTACCTATGGGCAGGATAGTCATCAGGGTGACCAATCATCTCACTTGCATGATTGATGGCGTGATAAGAGACACTTACAACCCAAGCCGTAATGGGAGTCGGTGTGTCTATGGATACTGGATACTAAACTGTCTCACTGTGAGACACAAGTAGAGGACGAGACATGACCAATCAAAAGATTTATTGCTACGTTACGAGTGAATCATGCCTACTCAAAACTGCCAACATAGACGACGAAGTATTTGGTCGTCCGGTTTCCGAATGCGGGGACTACGATGCCTGGACACTTGACCAGGACGAGACGAATGCGCTGGTATTCAGCGGGTCTGGCTACAGATTCCGCGCTGCCCGTGCGGTGCAGAAAGAGATGGGGTGGAAGGTCAGCCTCTACCCAATCAGAGAGCGGCTGACGATGGAGCTGGCGCGGATTATCCAGCGAGACAACGAGACATTCAGCCCAACCGATGTTATCGAGTGGATGGACGCCAATATTGACGAAGATGACAAGGATGAGGTGGCCCGACAAAACGAATTCAATCCAGTTCAGATCGCAGAGGACTTGGCAAGGTGCTATTCAGTCGAGCGGGAGGTGAACGCATGAACCATGCAGATGCAGCAGCTCTATTAGGGCGAGTGTTTGACTATGTACTACTGGAGGCAGCTAAGTCTAGAGATGCGGCTGTGATTATGAACTACTACAGGGCGGGGGGTATCATCTACGCGCTTGGTCTGGATGCCCTTGTGGCACAGGAGTTGAGCCAATGATTCGCTATGCAATAGCAACTTTGGGTGTACTGGTTGGAGTGATAACCGGAGACTATCTGGTGGCTGTGCTGGCTACTGCTGGAGCAGTGTACTTGAACATAATGGAGGGCAAGTCATGAAGATATGTTTGGATGTTCGATTCGTATGGGATGACGATAGCGGCATCTTTCAGATCGAGGATGAGTTGCAGCAAGAGATGTTGCATGCAATGATACTCAACTCTAAGACTAGGTATCGAGCGGCAGAACTCATGATGCTGGAGAGGGAGAACAACGGGGAGGCACTGTGAAGAAAGCCTTCTCCGTTCTATCTGACACAAACAACCTGCTAACTGAGCTAATCAGTCTAGCAATGGCAATCGTTTTCGTAGTAGCTATCAGCTACATCGCAAGCTGTATCTAACAACCAACCAAAGGGAGATTACTATGTACTCAAAGCAATTCATGAAGGCAATACAGGTCTGCATCAACGCTAAAGTACCTGCATGGGTATGGGGGCAGACGGGAGTGGGTAAGACTTCAGGACTCTCCTGTGTCAGTAGGGCGTGGAAGTATATACACATCGACGCACGACCAACAACGATGGACCCAGTAGATATGGGTATACCTTACATCGAGAACGGCATCTGCAAGAGAGCCATTCCCTCTTGGTTGCCTACGCAAGACAACACCATCATGGTAATTGAGGAGTTACCAGATGCGCCAGTGTCTATGCAATGCGCCTTCTATCAGTTAGTATTAGAGCGTAAGCTAGGCGACTATACTCTACCCAAGGGTGCGTACATATGCGCAACTGGCAACAGAGCAGAGGACGGCGGCAATTACAACCAGCCACCTGCGCCATTGTTGAATCGCTTCTTGCATATCAATCTCGAATCGAGCTTCGATTCCTGGAAGGATTGGGCAATCAGCGGCGACAACCTCAAGGTTGAGTTAGTTGCGCCTAAGCCTATCAGTCCATCTATTCGGCCAGAGATCATAGGGTTCTTTGAGTTCCGCAAGCCACTACTAGTGGCACAACCTAACAAAAGCGAGTTCGCTTTCTGTACCCCACGCTCTGTCGAGATGCTGTCTCGCATCATGGACCAGCAGCCTGACACTGACATTGCCGGGGAGTTAATCAACGGATGCATTGGACAAGGCACAGGCACTGAGTTCCTGGGCTTCATGCGTGTCTGGAGAAGCCTACCTAACATCTCAGCGATTGAGGCATCGCCTAGTTCTGCGCCACTGCCGATAGCATTAAGCGAATGCTACGCAACCGCCACCTATCTGTCCGCTAACTGGAACCCCACTAACTCTGGCGCACTGTGCGAGTACATACAGCGTATGTCTCCTGAGTATGGGTGCTTGTTCCTCAGGGATACCCACCAGCGTAAGCCAGAATCCATTACAGTCCCATCTGTGATGGCTATGCTCAACAATGCCAAGTACCAAGACATCTTCTAACTGTCTCATTCTGAGACAAAACCATAACCTAACCAACGATCAAGGAGATCAATCATGTTATCGAATCAAGCAGTGTTAGTTCGTTTGTCTGTCGCTCAGTGGACAGGGTACAAGTTCGACAAGAAGGCGACTGAAGAAGTCGAAGCGAATCATGGCGCAAACAATCACGCCGGGGAGGTGGGCCGATTCAATAAGCAGTTGGCTTCTAAGAAGTACATGAAGTACATCTCCAGCAACATCACTAATGCCAGGACGTATCACTACGATCAGACCCTGCCTTGGCAGGATGCTGACGGTGTTCGTATCCTGCCTGTGAAGAACTATCAGAACTACCAGCAAGCAATGTCTGAGTACCGAAGCAAGCATGAGCAGGCACTCGACAGGTTTGTACAGGAGTACCCTGACCTCATCAACGAAGCAAAGTATCGCCTCAATGGGTTGTTCAACAGTGAGGACTTCCCATTGCTGGCTGATATTCGTAGCAAGTTCTCTTGGGAGATCTCGTTCTCTCCCCTGCCTGAGACAGGGGACTTCAGGGTATCTCTGTCGCAAGAAGTAGTGCAGCAGATGGAGTTGGACCTGGAGAAGCGACTCGCCAGTAACTACACTGAAGCCTGTCGAGACTTGTTCGACCGTGTATACAAGCAGGCCAGCCACATGGCTGATCGTCTGGCAAACTACAACGGCACTCGCAGTGGGAGATTCAACGACTCCCTCGTGGACAATGCCAGAGAGCTGGCTGAGTTGCTGCCACGTCTCAACGTGGGTGGCGATGCTCGACTTGATGCTCTGGCCCGTGACATTGACCAGAAGCTGTGCCAGTACAGCGCACAGATCCTGCGAGAGAACGATGCTGCAAGGGCTGAGGTTACCGTAGACGCTAAGGCCATTGCTCAACAGACTGAAGACATACTGAAGCAGATGAGCGGGATGTTCGCATAGAGGGAAACATGACACCAGCAGACAAGATTGTACGCAACAATGTGAAGCTGGCGATGGGCAGCGAGGTGTTCTTCGGAACCCTCGCCCTTCGCTACCCCTGGATTGCAGATGAGTCTTGCCCTACCATGGCAACGGACGGCACTGCATTCTTTTACAACCCTAAGTTCGTCGAGTCTATGACCAACGAGGAGGTCAAGGCTGTAGCTATCCATGAGATCATGCACGTTGCTTTGCTGCACCCAATGAGCATGAAGGGCTACGAACCACGACGAGCTAACATTGCCATGGACTATGCCATCAACCTATTGATATACGATTGCGGGTATAAGCTACCCTCATGTGCGCTACTCGATAGCAGGTACAAAGACATGTCCTGGCAGCAGATATACAAACTATTGCCTGAGCAGAAACAAGAGCAGGGCAATGGTGGTAGTGGTAGTAGCAGCAACGGCAACAACGGTGACGTGAGGCCCACTCCCGGCAACGAAGAGCAGCAGGCTACTGCTAAGGAGAATGCTAAGGTTAGCGTGGCTCAAGGTGAGCAGAAGGCTAAGGCCATGGGCCATATGCCTGGACCCTTACGCGCCATGGTTGTCAAGACTCGTGAGCCAGAAGAGAACTACCAGTATCTATTCCAGAAGTTCATGTCGCCTATCTTCGCTACCGACTACACTTGGGCCAGACCTTCTCGACGATTCATGGGACAGGGTATGTACCTGCCCAGCGTAATGAAGACCGGAGTAGGCGCTCTAGTAGTTGGCGTGGATACCTCTGCCAGCGTAGCGAACGAAGACCTGGAACGATTCCTGGGACTTATCAATCACTTCCTAGGTAAAGTCAGACCTGAGGTGACGCATGTATTGTACTGCGACACTGACGTATACAAGCATGACAAGCTCAAGCCGGGGAAGCCGATGGACCTGAGCGGATTCGTAGCCCAACGTGGCGGCACTCGATTCGCGCCAGTGTTTGACTACGCACAGAAGCACCAGCTAAAGCCTAAAGCGTTTGTCTACCTGACAGACATGGAGTGCAGCAACTTCGGCACTGATCCAGGTGTACCTACGATATGGATGCGAGTGGGGAAGTATCAGACAACCCCACCCTTTGGAACGGTCATCAACCTCAAATGATCTCGTAGTATGTGCCAGTGGGGATGTCGTACTTCAGGCGCGTCATCCCTTGCTTGCCTACCCACTTGAACCTGCACTTCCAGACGTGCAGTTCGACGTAACCATCCTGGTCTTTCCGGTGTACGGTTAAACCACAATCTGTTTTGTTATACCAGTGAGCCGAACCGCTGATCTCGTACCCACCTGGAACGATTGGCGCTGTACCTTGGTTCATCATCTTAGCAGGGTGCGCGACAAACCAGACATGCACATTGCTTGCCTTGGCGAACGCTGACACCTTGCTTAACATAAGCGAGACTGATTCTGTTTCGCTCTGCGTTTGATTACGTCCAAGGTCCAAGCAGTTGTATGGATCAATCACTAATCCATCAACCCCATACCGCAGCACAGCGGCGTTGGCGCGGTCGAGCATAGCATCTACTGTAGGAAGCTCACGGCTACTTGCGAAGTCGATAAACGTAAAGTGTTTGTGACACCAAGCGATCTCCGCTTGAGCTTCGGACTTGGTCATGCTTCCAGGCCATTGATTATAGAACGGCTTCTTGATGTGCATCTCAGAGAGCTTGGATATATGTTTGGCTGGTTCGTTTTCCATGGATGCGATAGCGAACTTCCATCCTTCTCGATGTGCCAGATTGACCATGATCTGATCCAGGAAATTAGACTTGCCCGACGAGGGTATACCCGTCACCACTGTCATCTGACCACGCGCCACAGTGTAGAGTTGATCCACGCCGGCGAACCCAGTACTCTCACCTCGACCATCGCCTTTGATGAATAGATCCATGACTTGATCTGCGTAGTGATCTGCCGTATGCAGTGCCGTAAGAGGTATGGGTCTGGCGTCTAACAGAACCTGACGCAGGACATCCTGCCCATGTTTAACCAGTACATCGTTTGCATCTTTACTATCAGACGGGTAGGCAACGGACATGCAACGGCTACGTCCTAGCCTTCGCGCTAACTCTTCACCCAGGTTTTTACCTGGAGTATCAGCATCAACACAAAGGATATACATGCTAAACCGACCAAGGAATTCTTCTAGCTCTGCAATCCAAGAGAACCGCTGGCTGTTTCCCTTCTCTGCCTTAACTGGCGCACCCGCTGGGACCGATACCCAATTGGGTATACCTGCCTGTGCTACTGATACGGCGTCCATCTCGCCTTCGCAGATCACAAGAGGTCTGGTAGTATCAAACTTCTGATGCAACCCGTACAGCAGGCCCCCAGCCCCAGTATCCTGGGCGAATGCCTTCGTAGCTGATGAACGATACTTGCTACTGGCTAGGTTGCCATCAAGGTCGTAGAAGGGGAAGGCAATCACCTCCTGATCTCCTCCACCAGAGCGCAAGAACTTGCGTGTACTGCTCAACCTGCCTAGATCGGCAGTCTCTTCCGATATCCCACGCCTCAAGAGGTAGTCGAGATGCTGTTGCATCAGCTTCCTCTCAGGCTTCACCTCTACTGTTGGCTGTGCAGGTATTGGATCAATCACTACCGCAGGTACGGGAGGATCATTATCAAATAGAAAATCAAGATCACTTAAATCAATCACTTCGCTTTTGCTCTCCCGGTATTCGTATACGTTTCGATAATTGTCCTTCGGGGGGAGTACAACTCCCTTCGATCCGCAATGATGGCAGTGGTAGACAGGCCCAAGATCCCCTCTGGACCAGGACAGGACGGGTAGGTTTACGTTCTCTTTATGACGACCTGGACTACAATCTGGACAAATAGTTCTCCAGATACTGCGGCCCGAGTACTCAAACTGTGATCCAAGGCTATCGAAACTAGGCACTCTATGATCCTACATGATAAAAGATTTGCGCGCAAATGTAAAAATGTGTATGATTATACTGATGGCACGGCTTACGATAAACATAACCGAAGAACTCCATCGACTACTAAAACACCAAGTCGTTGATGGGAAAACAACATTAAGGAGGTTCGTAACGCATGCAATTGAGGAAGAGCTACGGAAACAGGCACAAACTGCCAGATCCAGTAGCAGCAGTACTGACAACGGATAGGTACTCCAAGGGAGCGTCACATTGTAGCGTGACAGAACTCCTGCAAGGCCCTAAGATCCGTATCCTCCGTAAGGATGGCATACATGAGGATGTGATCGACAGATTGTGGTCTTCTCTTGGGACCGCTTGGCATCAATACGCTGAACAAGCCCTCCAGGGATTGCCTAATTACATAGTGGAGGAACGATACTACCACAATGTCCTCGACTGGATCGTGTCAGGTCAGGTAGATATTCAGACCCCACTAGAAGATGGGACGTGGTGCATTTATGACTGGAAAGTCACCACCGAATCGAAGATCGAACGAGGTGTTGCCGCTGAATGGGAGGAGCAATTAAATTGCTACGCCTACTTGATAAATCAAACCACAGGTAGGACAATATCAAAGGCGCAAGTGATCGCTGTGATACGAGATCATAAGAGGAACGTCTTTGTGCCACGTCAAAGTGGACCAATACAGATCATGGACATCAGGCTTTGGCCTGTCAAACAACAGGCTGAATACATAAACCAAAGGGTAAAGCTCCACCAGCAGGCCGAAGAGGCCCATGTGTTTGGTGAGAAGCTGCCAGACTGCACAGAGCAGGAGCAGTGGAGAATGCCCGACAAGTTTGCAGTGATGAAAGAAGGAGGAACTAGAGCTGTCAAAGTATTCGATACGCAAGAGGAAGCGTCTGACAGGCTAGTGCAAATAGAGAACGGATGGATAGAAGTCCGTTCAGGCATAGCAAGAAAGTGCGAAGGCAACTACTGTGGCGTGGCACTGAAATGTGAGCAACGCGCCAGAGAGATTAAAGAAAAAACAACCAGAGGAGATGTCACACCGTATGTCTAACATGAATATTATCGCTGCCATAGGTAAAGTAATGGCTGGCGTTGGCTTCGTTCAGAAAGCTGGGAAGAATGAGTTCCATGGCTACAAGTACGCCACTGAAGGCGATGCAATCAATGGATTGCGCCCACATTTAATCGAGAATGGGCTGGTTATCGTATCAGATGTGCTCGAATGCAAGGGACCAGACGAACACGGCAACACAACCGTGCGCGTAGCCTACACAATCTTTCACGAGACAGGTGAGAGCCTGACCTGCCACTTCTTTGGATGTGGTAACGACCGCAACAAGAACGGCGTTGGAGACAAGGGCCTATACAAGGCGCTGACCGGGGCCAACAAGTACTTCTTGCTCAAGACGTTCCAGCTAGAGACTGGTGACGACCCTGAGCGCGATGAAAACTATGTCAGGGATCAAATCAAGCCCCCGACTGAACAAAAGGCTACAGTAATCGAGCAGCCTAAGCAGTCGATTGATATCGACCAACTCATTGCCCAGATTCAAGATGAACTGGTGCATTGCAGCTCCAAGGTCGAAGCTCGAAGCGTTTGGACTAGGTACAAAAGCTCAATCAACAGTGCTAAATTACAGGTTCCTAATCGAGAGGCCGAGATCGGTGCGTTGTTCGCTAAAGCTGTAGAAAACCTCAAATAACAAGGATATAAGGACAAGAAAATGGAAAACAAATACCTAGACTCTGGCGCTCTATTCGCCAATGACCGTAAGCAGAACCTCAAGGCCCCTGAATGGAAGGGCGACATCGAGATCAGCCCTGAACTACTAAAGGCGCTAGCCACAGAGCTAAAGGCTGGCAATCCAGCTAAGATTTCTCTCGCTGGGTGGAACAAGGTCAGCAAGAACGGGAACACGTTCATCTCCATCAAGGCCAGCACCCCTTATGTGTCGAAGCAGACACAGACCAAACAACCTGACAAGGGTTTCTGGGAATAATGGAAGGACTCATCGCAGGACTTCTATTGATCGTAATGTCTTTATGTATAACTGCGTGGTTATACATCAGGAATATTGGCAGAGCATATTTCTGGGGACGCATAGCCGCACGAGCTAAGGCTAATCATGAAGCCTCGATTGTGCGGGAACAAGTAGACCAACAACTAATCAAGCAATGGCTATAGAGGATAAGATGGAAATCAAAACCAAAACTTTGACAGACAAGCAGAAAGTGATTGCGCGTGGGATGAATGCTCTCTTGGATTTAATCGACGAGGGAACCTTCGGGCCTGAACATGCTGAAGAAGAGCTAGGCAAAGCCTATGCTGCTGGTATACGGCATGGCCTGAAGCAAGCCAAGGTTGCAGAGTAAGACTAACAACAACTAGTGGCCGTGCTTCTGTGCGGCCACGCTACTACAGGGGGAAACTTATGATGATTGACGAAAGAGATTCGGAGCGGTGGCGATGGGCGAAGGAGCACCCCAGATTTGCCGTAGGCCTGTTCGACGTTCAGTGGATGGAGCAGCGAGATTTCGACGCCGTCATTGACGCCGCGATCGCGGCAATCCCGCCGACTAACTGCCGCCCGAAGTGTACGGCATGTGGAGATCAGCCCCTGCAAGCAAAGCAAGATCAGTGCGGATTACCGTTTTGTGATGGATGTTACGAAGAGATGAGGAGAGGTTGCAATGACGAATGAAAGATACGCGAAGGAACTGGAGTCAATGGCTGACGAGATGTTGTATCCGCAAGGCTGCGTTTACGACGCACTTATGGCCGGGGCCGCAGCGCTCGACGAAGTGGCGGCACTGCGGCGGGATGCGGCGCGGTATCGGTGGCTGCGTGGCAGGACCAACGTATGGCGCGACATTTTGGACGGACACTACCGGGTCGGTTTTTCGCCACTAACTGTATCTGCTATCGAGAAGGGCAAGGATCCGGCGTGCAATGTGCTCGACACCGCCATAGACGCCGCGATACTGGAGGCCCCTAATGCTTGACCTCGACGCGCTTGAGGCGCTGCTAGAGAAGGCGACACCGGGGGAGTGGACTGCATCAAGCCACGATTGGTTTGCGTTGCGAACTCATGCGCTAATAATCTGTGATCGACCGCCAGTATTCTATGCAGAAAGTCACGCAGCTTGGCCTGCTAACTCAGCAGCTATTGCTGCCCTTCACAACGCCGCCCCAGCCCTTATCGCTGAACTGCGAGAGTTTCGGGAGGCTAACCGATGGCGACCGATTGCGGAGGCTCCAAAAGATAACGATGGTATCGAGGCTATCGACAGCAGTACTGGATTTGTGCGCGTAGTTGACTACTACAAAGGGGGTTATCCACCAAATTGGATCCCTTGTTGGGCACTACAGGGCGCATCAAATGAATGCTATCCGCTAGACTACTTTACCCACTACCGACCGATTCCAAATCCACCAGAGGACTAATGAGAAAGGAACTAAAGGTAAACAGAACGCATGAACTTTACTTGATGAACAAGTTGAGGGATGAGCTGTTGCTCAAAGGATTGAACTCATCGAATACAGTGATAGTTACGGTATCAACTGATTACTCTTCTGTCATCGGGCAATACCTTCGTCATCAATTAACAAAAGATGGGGAGATCTGTGATGGCTTCGGCATAGACGTACCCTATCCAGATCAAACCTTTGATGAAATATCTGTAAAGAAAGTATGCAATATGTTTACGACCCACGCAGACAGCTTAGTGGGCAAGACGATCCTGTTGGTTGAGGCAGGAGTGATACGAGGCGGCAATTATACAAAGGTCTTTGACGTAATACACAACGACTTGAGAATAACTCAACCAGTTATGACCCTCACCATGTATGAGAACGAGCACAGTAAATGGAAGTGCGACTTCGTAGGTGAATACTATAACGGCGAGACTGAAGACCTCACCTTTTGGTGGGAGATGCCAAACAATCATTGGAGAAATGTATGAATTGGGATGCTTTGACTGAAGTAATCAATAAAGAAATTCGCAATCACCTAGGAGTTGTGGAGAAGCGGAACGAGGAACTGAAACTGGCATTGGAAGTGGCGAAGCGGGAGCGTGATGAAGCCAGAGAAGATGCAAAGTGGATGTCGAAGTACGCAAAAGAGTTAATGGGTTTGATAGACAAACAAGGAAACTAACATGGAACAAGAGAATCATATGGTAATTCCAGGCAAAGATCACCCTGCCTATGCCGAGGATAGAGAAGATTACGGGGACCGCGAAGACCGCCTATACGACAGGTGGGTAGACGAACAAGATGCCACCAGCTAAGGCTACACAATGCCGAGTGTGTGGATCAGAAAACAATGTAGACCGAGGACGATGCGAAACACATCGTCGAGAGTTTGATGCAGATAAGAAACGCAAACAAGTTATCAAGCTACGCGCTGAGATGGGTGAAGAGAAGTACTTGGCATACCAGCGAGACAGAGCGAAGGGTAAAGCTAAGACACCTCCACCGCTAAGACCTTTGCGTGAGTTTGTTCCTAAGCTACCGAAGATGGACTTCGGAGTACCACTAATAACCTATGTCCCTGTCCAACCAATCAATCAACGTGGTCGAGTCATACCACCAGCGGACGCACCAATGGATGTGAAACTTGAGCATCCAGAATGGATTGAATACTATCGTGGCAAAGACCATATTAGTTCTTTTACGGCAATGCCAAGTAAGAGGAGAAGAGATGATTGAGATAACTGTATTAGGAATGCCTGGACCTCAAGGAAGTAAGAGGCATGTAGGCAATGGGCGCATGGTCGAGAGTAGCAAGAAGGTTAAACCTTGGCGCGACTCAGTAGCATGGGCAGCGCGTGAGGCAGTGGTTACGCACGGGATGATCGTAGGTCCAATACAAGCCTACATGATCTTTACTTTGCCTAAGCCTAAGAGCGCACCTAAGACGAAGAGAACTTATCCTGATCGAACGCCTGACCTAGACAAGCTAGTGAGATCAACCTGCGATGGACTCACTACTGGCGGGGTCTGGGAGGACGATGCGCGAGTCATTGATCTAGTAGCTATGAAGGTCTACCCTAACGAAGCATTACACGCCCTAGACGTTCCTGGCGTGTTCATTCGTTTGTGGTCAGTAAAGGATTAAGAGTAAATGAAACTAAAAGATATAACGAAAGAAGAAGTAGTCCTGTTCATGAGCAGATTGAATCTTCAAGTAAGAAGCGATTACAGTCAAGAACAAGCCTGCTTGATAGGCACAGAAGTAATGGAGAACGACGGCGTCTTTAGTCTTGTCGATGAAATAATGACAGACAAACACTTAGATGCCGTGACTAAAATAGTCAGCACGTTCGTAGCTGCGTTTCAAATGGGACGACAGTTTGAATTGTCCAAGATGATGAACTCAATTAGGGAGGAAGCCGATGACTATAAAATTGAAAACTCTTAATGCCAGTGTGAAGATCCCCGTGTATGCGCACGGCCCAGAAGAAGATGCAGGCATGGACCTACATGCAGACGAGCAGGTATGGCTATACCCAAACCAACCGTTGGCAGTTAAGACAGGGCTGTGCATTGAACTACCTCCTGGGTTCGAGGCACAGATTAGAACTCGCTCTGGCATGGCCCTCAAGCATGGTATCAGCGTGTTGAATAGTCCCGGCACTATTGATCCCTCATACCGTGGGGAGATCGGTGTCATCCTGAACTGGAATGGATATCGTCAGGTAGGTGGTCAGCCCTTTGTAGTCGAGAAGGGTACGCGCATTGCTCAGATGGTAGTGGCACAGTACGAGAGAGTAGAGATCGACACGACAGGTGACCTGTCTAGTAGTGAACGAGGAGAGAGTGGATTCGGATCGACAGGGGCATAACTATGAAGAGGAAATCAAAGAGATCATACCCATCAGGGTGGCAGATGGGAAAGCCACAAGTAGTACCAGAAGTAGATCAACCCGAAGAGCCAGAAGAAGATCTACCAGTTAGAGATACCTGCATCCGCATCGTGATTAGCGATAAGGATATGCCTGAAACTTTGTTCTCAAAGGATGAGTCAGGTAATCCAGTGATGGTCCTACTTGCGACCAGAATCATGTATCGCATTGCAGCATCAATCGCTGTAAAGCTGAAGTTCCTACCAATGCCTAAGGTGAAACTTAAGATCGTTCGCTATGGATTGTATTCAGTCAAAGACTACTCTGGACTCTTAGATGTCTGCTTGCGTATCCTCTATCGTGCCGGGGTGATAGAGGATACCAGCGGGAGTGCAGTAAAGGGAGTAGAGATTGAATGTATCAAGAGCGATAGATGCAAGGTTGTTCTATTGGTCGAGCCAGTAAAGGCTGGTAATCCAGCGCCAGAAATGGAGATCAATTAAAACAAGGTGAACGGCACGTACCTCTTCAGGGGCTGCACTTTCCTCGCCACTTCATTCATTCTTAGATTGATCTGCTTGATGATATCAGTCTTCTTAGAAGGACTGATATGATCTCCTGGCGCAGAGAGAACCTGCTGCTTCACCTTTCTAAGTTGCTGCATTTCCTTTTCAGGGCCAGCCTCCATTGCCTGATTGACTAGAGCCATGTATGACATCTCTCTCAGCTTCTCAGGGTTATCCTCGTATACCTTGGAGGCTTCAATCATCTTCAAGGTATTGGCGGCTTGCGTTGCATAATTACGGATAGCGTAATAGTCTTCCATCGCTTTGCGATCTACAGGAGAAGCGAACTTCTTGCCAATAAATGGCAATAGGTAAGGATCCGACAACTTCATCCTGTCGATGTCCTTATTCTGTGGATCGTAAAGCTGATTGGTAACGTCCGACACATACATCCCCAACGTACCAAAGTATCCACGGATAAGATGGTCAAACTGAATCGGAGAGATTGGCAGCGTGGCAAAATTAGCAAATTCAGAAATCCCCTTGCTCAAGCTACTGCTACTTTCATCGTATCGGTACTGAGGGAGAACCCTCTGCATTGACTGATTCTCAATCGCCCTTCCCGTATAGAAGTCTTTGTTGATAAGAACCTCTAAGCCCGGTTTAACAGCCTGAGGGGTTAGATTAAACGTAAACAGATTAGTGAAATAAGAAAGCATCGCTTTAGCAATCTGAGGACCGTTTTCCATGCCCACGATAGCTTCAGCGGCAGCAACTGGGATCATCAGCGTAACAGCGCCAATCTCAGGAGGCACTGGAATCTTTATTGCTGATCCAGGAATAGGTATTAGAAGAGTCCTGAACCGCTCATCTAAAGTTAGCTTCTTGTACTCTTCGTTATCAGAAAGAGCCATCCCGAAAGCATAGAGAGTCGCCAAGCCAAAAGAACTAAGCATAGTTCTCTTTGTGGCGCTAAGAGAAGACGCCTGAAGTTTGTTAATGGGCTTCATCCCTTTGGCTTGCGTCTTCCAAAACTCTTTAACATTCGTGTAGAAGACATCCGTACCTTGGGCGCTGGCATTCACGAACGGAATTAAAGCAGCAGCGTACTGAACTAAATCTCCTGAACCCCTGACATCGAAGTTGACAGGATATTGCATAGCAGCAAACAAAGCAGAACTCTCTGCCTCAGAGTCCATTGCTCCTTGTTTCTTCAGGTTATTGTACACATTCTTATACACCTGAACTCTGTTAACGGCTTCTGATGCACGGCTTAATGTTTCCAGACCGCCAAGGGTGTAGTTCTTCAATGCCCTCAAGGCGTTGGCAATCTCACTACCCTGCTCGACAGCAAGCTGCCTCTTGATTTCCTTAGCCGCTTGCACTGAATCTCTCGATGCAAAGTTATTGGTAATCAATCCAGCATTCAACAGCTTGTTGTACACGGGATCCGTCCCGTATCTCATCCCTTTATATACAGATCCAATACCTTGAACGATATTCCCAGCAACTGATTTAAAGAAGTTGTCTTGATAGATTCCCATGTAGTACAACCGGAAGGAATCCAAGAACATATTATTGAACATGAAGGTTGGCGCAGAGGTTACGCCGCTACGAAGTGCTTGCGCGAATCCACGTCCTAACACCACCATCGAATCCAGCCTGACCTGTGACGAGTTCATCGACTGATAGAGAAGAGGGTCTTGAATCTCGTAATAAGCCTTACCGCCCTTATCATTAACCCTGACAACTTGATTATTTAGCGTGGCATTACTAGGAGAGGCAACCCTCTTAGCATTTCCAGCAGCAACAGAATCCCTGATCGTCCTTATTGCCGCTTCGTTCTTCATTGCATAACCAGCCATGTACTGAGCGTTAACGATAAAGTTTTGTATCATATCGTTAATCGCTATCTCCCGGCCAGATATCTTCTTAGCAGAAGAAAGGTTGGTAATCCTGGAAGATCCAACATTCGGCGCTTCTAGATATCCATTCTCATCGAGAGGAACTCTGTAATATGGAGAGTAGTACCAAGACTTAAGCATTGCTGCCATCTTTGGATCAAAGTTCCCAACATACTGATTCAAGTCGATCAATGAATTATTGAAGTTCTTGTATACTTTCAGAAACTCTTGAATGTCTGCATCGTTCTTGTAAGAGTTGACAGTATCCTGGGCTTGTTTAAGAGTGAAATCTCCACCAAGCATCTTCTTGGCGTCACGACCAGAGCTATCAACATCAACAAACCTTTGAGCGATAGCAGCATCCCAACCCTGATACAGCTTGCCTTTGGATGAAAGGTTCTTCATGGCTGGCATCATGGCGTAGTTCTTGTCTTCCTTCACCATAAAGAATCCAGTCTTCCTGTCAAGGTAGATATAGCCTACGTTTAGAGCTTGGCTAAGGAGTTCGTTTGATTTATAGGAATCACGAATCGCAGTGATAGCACTCGTAGAAGTTTCAACCCATACAGGGTTACCATCTTTCCTGAAAAGATTCTCTGCCTGTTTAAGAACTGAAGCAGCAGAATCAAGAGTCCTCTGGCGCAAACCAAGACGGATAGATCCCAGCTTAGATCTATCTCCTGCAATATCTTTAACTGCCTTAGACTGAAAGAATCTTGACTTTAGTTCGTTTACTGTATCTCCTGGTTTTTTAATTGTTTCTTTTCTAAAGAGAAGATCAAGAACATTTCCGCTGTTATTAACCTTGAAGAGCTTTGACGGATTCTGCTTTATCACCTTATACATCGAAGCATCGGCCTGCGCTTTCGTACCCTTAGATTCTTCAGGCAATTGCGAAGGAGTAGTGCCGCGAAGATCTTCAGGGATCGTAGTATCCTCAACCAAATCAATTTCCTCAGGAGTAGTCTCCTCAGAAGGTTGAACAGAAACACCCTTTGGTTGCGCCGTAGAAGACTCAGGATCGACCCGTGTTTCAACGGGTATACTTCCTCCCCGCCTTATTGCATCCAGCATGGTAGGCTTGCCTGATATAGCCCTGCGGCCTACATCTCCAGCACGAACAGCAGAGATCAAATCCTCAGCGGTGTACCCAAGATTATTCGCAGCAGTACCCAAACGAGCGAGAGACTTGACCTTGCTTAACAAAGAGACGCTAGGAATGTCGAGAGACTTGGCAGGCATATCTGACAGGCGCTCAATTGCAACAGCAATAGCTTCTTCCTTAATCTTCTCTTGAACTACCTCAGGACTATTACCTTGATCGGTGTACAGTTTTTCATATGCGGCAATCGTTTCGTCGTCCATCTCTGAAATGGGAGTGAACTTGTTAGTCAGCAGCTTCCATTCCGAATCGGTAAAGAACCCAGACTCCTTCATCCCGTGAACAACTTCGTGGTTGACTGTCCTGATAATGTTGTCTTCGGTGATGAGGCTATCCCCATCCTTCGATGCTAGCTTGATTACGCTATTCAGGAACCGTGCAGCTGTAGGCTTAGGGTTCCCCTTCTCATCTAAAACTCTATCCACTACCATGAGGGAATAGATATCGCTGACGCTCAGATCCACAAGTTGCTGATAAGCCTTTTCTGATACGGCCCTAGCTGCATCGACATCAAGATTCAGAGGGACTTCTTTTCGTATAGGTGTTCTTTCTACAGGAGTGCCACGCTCAGGTTCAACAACAGCTTCTTGTACTGGAGTAGAGGGAGCAATAGCACCCTTCTTCTCCTTCAGCTTTGCCATACCTTCTTCTGAAGGCAACGACTTTTCAATAGGAGTCTCTACGATCTCACTAGGGACAACAGATTCAGGCTGTACCGCAGGCTCTACAGTAGGCTGTTCCGTAATAGGAACAGTCTCAGTAGCCTGCTGCTCTGCAATAGGAGAGACCTCAGGGGCCAGAGTAATTTCAGGAACGATAGAAGGCGCTGGTGTCTCTGTAACAGTAGGAGCAGTAAGGGCTTGAGCAGCACGGAACTTCTTGACAGAGGGAAGGCCGCTGATGTCTCCGTTCATGGAGATAACCTCATTGACTTTCTTGTTTACTTCAATTCTGTCCTTGCCCATCAAGTCTTCATATAAAGATCCTTTCTCCGATACGGCGATAATGTTTTTGTACGCATTTCGTAACTCAGGCTTTTTGATCCCATCTTGAGAGGCTATAGAAAAAGCAGAATCGAAAGACGAATTAAGTAGACGTTGTTTTTCTTCTGCATTCTTTTGATCTTCTAAAGTCTTCTGCTCTGCTCTTTGCTGCGCTTCTAGGGCCAGTTCATTGTTGAACTCTTCTTCTTGAACAGATCGTTCCTGCTGGCGCTGACGGGAAACAAAATCAACTAGACCAGTTATCTTTTTTCGTTGCGTTTCAAGGTCAGCAGCCTGCTGCTTCGCTTCAATCTTAGGCTGAATAATCGAGATCCCAGTCTGGTCCTCAGCTTCCTTATCTACAATACTCTGCTGATCCTCAGTCAGCTTGGCATACGGTATCTTATAAATCTTTCTAGAGGCCATTTCTTGGAATGCCGGGATCCGACCTTCTCCTGAAGCAGTGGCCTCTACCTTCGTAGTAGGCACGGCTACCTCGTCGAGAGGAGTAGGTAGAGTTACATTGCCTCCTTCGGGTACTTCAGGCGCTTTGCTAATCTCATCAGCAAGCCGATTGATTTCGACTTCTTTGCTCTGAATAAAGGCAGAAGGCTCCTGCGTAGGACCAGCTACTCCTGAAGGCAATGCAGCTTCCTGCTCTGCCCTTTCCTTCATCTGAATATACAGCGCACTGGACTTAGGATCTACATTGTCTCGAAATAGTTCAGTGGCTTTCCTGTTTGCCTCGATGATTTTATTCCCAGTTAGATCCGCAAACGTCTGAGAGAAAAGTTCTTGCGCGGCTATCTCTTTATACGCTCTCTGCTTCTGATCTACAGTTGCCTTCTCATTATCAAAGAGATTTACTGCACTCGTAAGGGCAGCATCATTCTTCTTGGCTTCCTTCTTCGCTTCATCGTCAAGCCTAGCCTGCTCTTTCTCTGAAAGGGTGCCTTGAATAATCTCCTGTTGCGGTTGGCCTTCGATCTCTCGTGTAGCAAGCGCATCTTCAATCTCTTGCTGAACCGGGGCGCTTTCTCTCTGAGCCTCCCTAATTTGCGCTTGCCTTTTCTGGAGAGTCTTCTGCTTGTATAGTTCAATGCCACCGCCAAGCACTCCACCAAATAAACCACCGACAAGAACAGACTCAGGCACTCCTGCTAAAAGTTCACGCTGAGGATCGTATCCAGGTCCAAGCGCAGAGACATCTCCTCGCGCCAATACATTCTGCGAGAGTTGTTGAACGCCTTCACCTGCACCTTCTGCGGCAGCTAAACCTGCGCCCCTACGAAGAGCACCTCCATATCCGCTCTTCAGAAGTTCCTGAATGGCTTCCGTTTCTGGAGCTTGTGCTGCAAGCCTTCCTGCGGCAGAAATTCCCCTTATCCCCTTACCAACTTTACCCGCGATCCCGCCTTCTAGAACGCCAGTAATCCCACCTTGGATAAGAGCAAGATTCCTTTCCTGCTCTGGAGAGATCTGAGCGCCTTTGGCCCTAGCTTCACGAATATCACTACCAACTTCACCTGCTCCTTGAGCAGCGCCAAACAAACCTCCAACAACGGCAGGCAGTAAAGCAAGAGATGCACCACCCGTCTCAGGTGCAGCAGCAGCAATAGCAGCAGTAGCAGCCATGCCAGGAATAATCCCACCCGCTGTCTCTCCAATCATTGCGCCTTTGGTATAACGCCGATAAGGCTCCATGAGAAACTCTGAGGTTTGCTTGGACTTATCCTCCAAGTACTCGCCAACTTTACGCGCCGTATCAGAATCGAATACAGATCCGATTCCAGTAGCGGCAAGACCAGTGCCTCTAATAGCACCAGGAATTATAGACTTAAGAAAAGCACCAGCATCAAAGAAGCTCTCTTCTTTTTGTGCTCTTGCTATACGAGAGGCCTCTAACGCAGCATCAGCTCGCCTTGCGGTTTCCTCGTCAGGGAAAACAAAAGTCTTCCCATTAAGTATTCTAGAAACTTCTGCCATGTTATATCCTCACAGATTACTTTTGAGCGCCGAACTGCATATAGATGTTTTCTTCGGCTGCAGCTGGATTAATCTGAGTACCTAAACCGCCAAATTGGTTTCTGTTTTTATCAATAGCTGCCTGACTCTTTGCGTCCCTAATATTTTGGCTAACCAAGTCTCGGATAAATTTACCTGCTATCATCCTTTCCTCAAGATTGTAGTCTTTGAAGAATGCTGGATTTTTCAAATTACTTAAAGCTAATGTCGGTTCATCAGATTTTATTTGGGGATTATTTTGCAGATAATCTCCTGCATACATCAGGGAGCTTTGCGCTAATGACAAACCCCTAGTATTTTTAATGTCTTTCTCTGAAGGCCTGGGTTGATTACGTGCGTAGTTTGTACTTGCAGCTCGCCGTTCATCGGAAGCATTATTCGCTTCGGCCACGGCCATAGACTTAATGGCCTCAAAACGGTTCAGTTCACGTTGAAGCATCATTTTATCAGTGTCACTCTGCGCTCTACTAAGCGCTTCACTAATTGAACGAATATTCGCCTCAATAGTCTGTAGCTTGCCAAGATTTACACCAACATCAGATCTCTTAGACTCCATGGCCTTACCAATAATATCGTCAGAGTCTTTTTGCTGCTGCCTTTGCAGAGCAACCTGACCCATCATCGCTAGGTTTCTGAGTTTGTTTTGATTCTCTTTTGCTGCGTCGTATGATTGAGATCCAACGCCAATAGCCTGCGCCAATAGATTAGCCAGACCAACTTTGTTATCTCGATTAGAAGCCATCGCTGCACCAGCAGCAATCAAGGCATCGCCCAGACGAGGCTTCTTGCTTTCAGCCATCTGGGTTTGATAATCTACGAGCTTCTTCTCTGCGCTGTAATCCCGTGGCCCATACGCAGACCTAAGCTCATCAATGTATCCAGCGAGGGGCTTGTCTGGATATCGTTTAGCAATATCCTCATTAGACATTGCTAGTGAAGGAGGTGCTTGTGCGGGAGGACGAGGAGCAGGAGGCGGGGTATTCATCTCTCTAGCTAGAAGCGCACCGTAGTTAGGCGTACCTGCCGCATACCTAGGAACATACCCCCCACTTGCCATAGCCACAACCTGCTGTGGCGCTCCCTGCATGATCCCTTGAGCCTGAGGCTGCTGTGGCATCCCCTGTTGTGGCATACCCTGCTGTGGCTGACCCTGTTGCTGCTGAGACTGTGCAAGGCCCTGCGCTGTCTGCTGTATCACTGTAGGAGGTTGCTGCTGTTGTTGTGACTTAGCAAACTCAGCTCTAATTTGTTCACGGCGCTTCATCTCAGCAAGGACCAAGTAAGGCGGTAGCATCACAGGGTTCTCGCCAGCAGAGAGTAGCTGCTGGTCTGAGAAGTTCTTGATATCGTCTGCTGCTTTTAATATATTCATCTTACTTATTTTTGGTTTGCGTAGTAGTTAGAAGCCAGCCCAGCACCAGCGGTCAACAGACCACTCAAGCCACCAGAAGCAGGTCGAGCGAACTGTACATTCTCTGTCTGCATACCAGTGGGTATACCAGACATAATACCTTGCAAGAAGTTCATCTGCTGATAAGGAGCGTTTTGCTGATTGATGAAGTCTTGATACTGAAGGTTCATCGCTTCTTGAGTACGAGCGTCAACGGCACCACCTGCCTGCTGCATAGCGGCAAGACGTTGAATCTCAAGCTGTTGTGCCGCAGGATTGATGCTCATCATTTGACCACCCATCCCAGCTAGTGCGCCAGCAGATGCTGACCCCTGCTGAATTGCAGCCAACCTATTATTGAACTGACGCTGTCTAGCTGCTTCCTGTTCTTGTGAAGCCTGCTTCGCAGCATCCAACTGCATCTGCGTCATTGATATGTCGCCGTACTGAGTAGCCTTAGCTGCCTCTAAACCAGACTGAACACCAAGCTGTTGTGTGGCAAGAGAAGACTGTAGGTTAGCCTGACCAGCGGTAAGACCTGCCTGCTGATTAGCAAGCTGTGCCTGTAGGGCTTGTTGAGCGCCAAGCTGTTGCGTACTGAGCTGTGCTCCAAGGTTCTCTCTGCCAGCGGTAAGGCCAGCCTGCTGGTTAGCAAGGTCTGCCTGTAAGTTTTGTGCAGATTGAGAACGAAGGACATCCGCTCTAGTCCCATACCCAGTGAGAGCAGCTTGTTGTGCCGATTGCTGATTAGCAAGAGCGGCCTGCAACGCTTGTTGAGCGCCCAGTTGCTGAGTATTGAGATTAGCGCCTAAGTTCTCTCTACCTGTAGCAAGTGCAGCTTGTTGATTTGCCAGAGATGCCTGAAGGTCTTGTGCAGATTGAGAGCGAAGAATATCAGCTCTCGTACCATAACCAGTTAGAGCTGACTGTTGTTCTGCTTGTTGATTAGCAAGCGCAGCTTGTAATCCAGTTTGAGCGCCAAGCTGTTGAGTAGAAAGGTTAGCTCCAAGATTCTCTCGACCTGTAGTAAGACCAGATTGTTGATTAGCAAGAGCAGCCTGCAATGCAGATTGCACATTAGTCTGTTGAGAAGCAAGAGAAGCAGCACGATCACGATCAAACTGAGACTGAGCATTCTCAAATGCTTTCTGACGACCAACTGCATCAATGTCCCCAAGCTGTCGCTGTAACGCCTCTTCAGCCATTCCTTCCTGAATAGCCTGACGAGAACCACCGAATGCACCAGCACGAACAGCAGCAGCACCACGACCAGCCTTCTGCATTCCAGCAGTACGAGAAGCATCACGCTTCTGCATCTCAGTAACTGCATCCATATAAGGAGACATATACTGTTGTGCTTGCTGTTGACCGAACTGATCTACCTGAGTTTGACCAGACGCCACTTTCTCAGGGCCTTGCATCTGGAACTGCTGTACTTGAGGTACGCCTTGAACTTTCGAGCTAGACAAACCACCTAAGGTAGAAAGAATATCTCTTGTCTGACCAGTGACTTTCTCTGGACCTTGCATCTGGAACTGCTGTAGTTGAGGGACTCCCTGAACTGTTGTTCCAGATAAACTACCTAACTGACCAAGAACGTCAATGTTCTGACCACTCACTCCCATGGGCTGTGCCATCTGATAACCTTGTAAGTTAGCAGCAGTTACTCCCATTGGATTAATCATGTTGGGAGCTTGGATAGGATTCACCTTAATGGCGTCCTTGAATCCCATCCCCTGAATCCCCGGCATGAGACTCATCAGGTAGCTTTGCTCTGGAGGAAGTTTAGATGCGCCGATTAGATTAGCACCTTCTTCAGCGGCACCACCTGACAAATCAGTTGCAGAGTTAATGGCAGAAACTCCCTTTTTAAAGTCAGTGCCTTCACGGATCTGCCCCTCGTCATCAAATATACTTGTTTTGCCTAAGCCAGCAACACCAGACAACGCATTCCTGGTTAGATTGCTTGCGGTATATCCAGTATCTGCATTACCTTGTCCAAAGTCTTGACCAAACAACATCGTCCGCTGTCCAGCATACACAGGAGGAGCGTTGAATAGGTTCTGAGAAATATCTCCTGCTTTTGGATTAGCAGCTTTGAACAGAGAGGCACCACCACCAGGACCACCAAATCCACCAGCAAGAGGAGTTTGTGGCGCACCAAATCCACCCAAGCTAAAAGGAGGAGCAGGAGGAGGAGTGCTAAGAGCAACAGGCCCACCCTCATCAAACCTACGAACAGCTCCACCCTTACGATAGTTATTCACCCTGCCATCGTCGCCAATATCAAAACTAGCAAGAGATTGATCCGACCCATAATCAGGGGTGTACGATTCAGGAGCAGATGCTTCAGGATTATAGTACTCAGGCGTGTACGATTCAGGAGCGTAGGACTCAGGAGCATATACTTCAGGAGTATAAGACTCAGGAGTATAGGAGTCTGGGGCAGACGCTTCTGGCGTATAGGACTCAGGAGTGTAAGAGTCAGGCGTATAAGATTCAGGAGTATTCGACTCAGGAGTATTCGACTGATTTGAACCTAAGAGAGAGGCAATGCCACCACCATCAGGCTCAGGCACAGATGTCTCTGGCGAGTACGTTTCAGGATTGTATGCTTCAGGCTCAGGAATAATCGGTGGAGGAGCATCTAGCTCAAGAGCACGTTTACTTTCTAACTCAGTTTCATCGGGGGTATTGCGCGGGGAACTGCCCCTTAAGGGTGGCGCAGAATTGGAAGACCTATCCGCAGTACGCACGGCGGGACCACCACCACGGTCCACATCATTCGTAGCCATCTCTCCCCTAGTCGAAAACTGAGGAGGAGGAGTATTGGTAGCAGGAGGAGCAGTGTAAGGAGATCTGTCAATATCAGGATCTTGGCTTTGATTCTGCGATCCACGACCAGTAGTTCTCTGTTCAGTCGCAGGAGGAGTAGTTGTCGCAGGAGGCTTACTAGTCGCAGGAGGAGCAGTAGTTGCAGGAGGTTGCCCAACAGGAGACACTCTAGCGCCAGAAGCATAAGCCTGATTATTCTGTTGAATCAATCTGTCGATTGAAGAAGTGTCGCCTCCAGAACCAGAAACCTCAGCCCTTAGTCGAGCTAGAGATGAAGTCATCTCACTAGGAGTCTGACCAGGACGAAGCTGCTGCTGGATTAACCCAGCATTGAACGTGTCACTGCCACCAAAGCCAAGCGAATTCTGTGAGGGAACATTAAGTGGACCAGATGTATTCGTCCTCTGGTTGGTACCACCAAGCAACGAGGCAAGTCCTCTAGCCTGATCGTCAGTAGCATACTGAAGTGGGTTATACCCACCAGCACCTTGATTAGCAGTAGTAGTCCCAGCAAAACCATCGGAAAAAATCTGAGCAAGATTACCAATACCGCCTCCACCACCAGTGCCGCTGACTGGAACTCCAGTGCTGGGAGTGGCTGTCGGGGAACCAGGAGGGCGTATCGGTATAACAGGAGGGGCCGTGGGTGTTCCAGGAGTAGCTGTCCTTGGTGTAGCTGGGCGTGGTGGTACTCCAGGAGTAACCGTCGGGGTACCGGGATAAATTGGAACAGTGGGAGGGCGTACATCAGTACTGACAGGAGGAACAACCCCAGGAGCAATAACAGGACGAGGATTGACGCGAGTTATATCAGGGCTGATATTGTTACCGATTGTGTAGCTAGAGGTTTGAGAAGGGTCTCTAGTGACGCCAAATGGATTCTTGAAACCAGGAGAGGTAACGCTTCCAGTGAGTTTGTTAGCATCATCAGCAGGGCTAGCAGCTTGATTAAAACCAACGGGCATCTTCTCTCGAAGACTTTGATACTCATCCAGGATCTTCTGGATAGGATCCTCTTTAGGATTCAGCTCACCACCCTTAGCAGACTTAATCGTCTTGTACGCTTCTGGTACATAAGTGCGAGTATTAGTATCCCAAACTAATCCAGGCAACTTAGGCATCTTGCCAGAAACCATATTCAACGCATTGAAGATGGCGTTCTTATTGCTCTCTTCATTACTAGCCGCATCATTTCTCTCGTTGCCAGTTGTGCCAGTGTCTCCAGTATTACCAGAAGTATTCTGCTGCTGGTTAGGCTGATTCTGAGTATACGCATTGAAGTAAGTGGCATTAGGCAAGAAGTTCTTCATTGCCTCTGGAGTGTACACACTGCTGAATGCAGAAGACAGTAGAGCGTTCCTGAATGGTCTAAGGTATTCGGGAATGTCCTGCGTCTGATATGTTGAGCTAAGTGGATCTGCCATATTAATTCCTAAGCGGGTAGAACCCGAACGTCTTTAACCTTTCCAGGTTGCTTCTTGTTGCCAGTCCTGTCCATGCGAACTCTGTCCATCATGGCGTACAGCTTTCTGGCACCTGACTCACTACTGCCATCACCCAAACCGCTTACGACATCAGCAGGGATAATGAACTCATCGTTGGATAGAAGAACCTTCTGACCACCATGAGCCATACGAGCCGTAGCCATGTCGTCCATGCCATTGCCGGGGCCTTTAATCATCCCCTCAGGCGGTTCGTAGTTGTCTTCTTCTTCAACCTCTTCCTTGCCAGACATACGCTTGTACAAGTCTTTCAAAGCGTCTTTGCCGTAATAAGCAAGGTAGGTATTGAGGGAACCCTCAGGGTCATCTCCTTCGCCACGGATCGCTTCCATGGCATCCTGCACGATCTGACGGGCCTTCTTTTCTTCAGGTTCAAGAGAGCCACCTTCGGCATATCCAGACGCCTTGTAGGGACTCTCCGCTTCGCGCAACACATCGTCTTCTTCTTCCTCAGGAACAACAGGCGCTGAAGCAACGGAAGGTTGGAAAACAGAAGCTATACCTTTCTGCGGTACTGGCGCAAGCTGCGATTTAGGCATAACTCCAGCCGTAAGAGCAGAGGCTATCCCCCCTGTAGGCTGTGCCGTAGTAGTGCTAGTGGATACAGGAGCAGATTTCGCTGTCGTCGGTTGTGAGATCGTAGGTGCAGTATTTGCTGACCTCAATAGAGGGATAATAATGCTCTTATCGTTTTTTTCCTTTTCAGCTGCCTTGTATTTATCTAAGGCAGTAAGGGCTTGCTGACTTTCCTTCTTTTCATCTGGCTTGAATGCACTAACGGCAGTTGCCGCTGTACCACTAATTAAAGCAGGGACAACCGCTGATGAAATAACCTTACCGGCAAGACCAGTCATAGCGGCAAGGCTTCCCTTGGCCCCAGCTGCGCCTAATCCAGCAAAAGGAGTAAACATCAAAGCAACACTGGCCCCCAACCCAACCGCAGCTAGTAACTTCTTCCAGCTAAAAGCCTCGTACATACCCGTCTCAGGGTTAAGAGTGATCTCAATGTCAGGATCAATCTGTTTCAGAAGCGTACGCATCCCCATCAATTCACTGGGATGAATATGTAAAAGGGTGGAATCCCCACCCCTGCCTTTAGAAGCAACCTGTCTAGCGAGAGATGCAATACCTTTACTCATGTAGTAACCGTTACAGTACCTAGTTTAATCTTGATTTTGTTACTTGGCGCAAATACTTGGTCTGGTAGTACAACTCTTAGCACACCACTTCCATCTGCCCAAGTCATGCCATCACGCAAGCCATACCCACTGCTAGGGCATTGCAGCAGCATTAGAGAACTTCCAACAAGTTCACCAGGAACACGTTGATTGAATATATGAATGCCGATATTACGAACCAACGAGTCAAAGTACAATTGATTGTACTCAGCAGGTGGCTTAGGAAGATTCTGTATTGGGGTATTACGGTTCATCGCATACCATCCGGTTGGATCTGGATTCGATTAGAACCAAGACGCCACTTGTATACAGGATCTCCACCTTGGAACGACTCAACCTTCAATGCAAGCTGACGTGATCGAATCCTAAGGTTATTCTGTGTAGTAATAGGCGCTTCGCCTTGAACCAATACAGTGTTTGTCTGATACCCAGCCTGACTCATGGGATAGTTCACACCAGACACATGAACATTGACCTTCTTGATAATCCCAGCAGAGCTAACCCTAGGGTCAGTCACGAACTGAACGTCAGGGATGATTCGACTAACGAAGGAGAACTGCTCCCCGTCTTCAATATCAATTGCGCCAGAAGTCACATAGGCTTCAATGTTAGATCCATCTGCCGTATAGCCATACTCGTGCTGATATAGATACGTCTCAGTATTGGAGGTTTCCAGATCAGTCCCTTCTGGCATAGCACCAATTGGGAATCCACCAGTAGCTAGATCCAACCAAGCCGTGCGCTCCATTGTGCCAATCGTCCACAGGTCTTCAACGTAGTTGTAAGCCACGTACCTGCTGTTCTCTCCGGTGTCGTCGGTAACGCTTGGGTACCACCAGTAAATCTCATTGAACTGAGCATTCACCCCGGCACATACCTTTGTCTTCTGATCCCAATTCAAATCAGAGAACACATAGCTCAAGACCGTACAGTTCATCTTTACTACGTTGCCGTTGTATTGATAGAAGTTGTTGTTGTCCATCCAGTACACTGTGCCCCTAGCATCTACTCCAGCATTAGGCCCAATGATCGACACAGACTCGCCAATACGAGTAAAGCTAAAGGTGTAAGGAGGCCCAGTGTAGGCCATCGCAAACAGAGACTTATCAGTGAACACAAGTATCTGCTGCTGCGTAGGTATTGCGGCTACGATCTCAGACCCGCTCGATACGGTAAACCCACCAGCGGTATTGTCTGTTCTTGGTTCCCAGTCTAAAAGGTCTTCCTGAGAAGACCAACGGACAAGCAATAAGTTCTGCGAGGCAGATCCTATTTCATTACAACCAAAAGCAATAACGTGCCTATCGTTATCAGAGACTAATATCTCAGACGCAACCGTAGGAACACCATTTGCTCCACTCACAGAAGACAACGTGACGGCCCTAGTATTAGTAGGATCAAGCCCAGAAGCTGACCAATAATAGATATTGCCATACCTGATATTGATTAGTAGGTCTTGCCCATAGTTAGAGTTCGACCATATCCTGAGATTATCCGTAGGGCTTAGAGGCGAGAACGAACTCCCCCAAGGGCCTCTACCCCAAGGACCAGAACCCCATCCAGTAGCGTACACCTGACTATTCAACCCAACATTCAATTGAAAAGCAGCGCTTATAGAAGCACCACCACCAGAGGTAGACGCCGTAATCGTTGCGCCAGAAGGGAACACTACATAGAAGTTTGTGGCATCAATCACTTCTGTGACTTGAACCTCTACGTTCAACTCAGCAGTAGTGAAGCCATCAAATCCAACGGCACCAGAGAAGGTAACCCAGTCGCATTGAAGCGCATCGTGACCAGATGGCGTCGTAACCTTCATCTTCCCAGTGCCTATTACTTGCGTCTGGAAAGGATTGTTGCCTAACGCAATCGTAGTGCGAATAGGGGTGATGTCGTTAATGAACTGACCAGACTCAATGTAATACTTTTGATTTGTCCCTATCCCAATGAATCGTTCAAGGGATAGGGAGGTCCACTGAATCAACGCCCTGCAAGTTCCATAAATGGTTTCAGCATCAGCGTAAGCCTGCCAACCACCAATCACTTCAGGGTATCCAAGTCGAAACCTGATCTTGTCAGAGTCGTACCATAACCCTTCAGCAGAGTACTCTGTTACGTCTTTAACAATCCCAGGTTTGAATTGGAGTTTAACTAATGGCATCGGGTACGATATCGTCCTTGGCGCGACTACGCAATAGCTCTTGGCTAAACGAGGTCAAAGCAATATTCAATTGATCGGCGCTCAATTGCAACTGATAAATCTTTGCGTTGATATCAGTAACCTGAGACACCAGATACTTCTGTCTGTCACTAAGGTCGCTGATTGCCACTTTGTCATTGTCAATGTAGATGTATTGTTCTTGAGTCATACTCTACTATCTTACTGCTACTGGACCTTTTCTGCCATCATTTGCTGATATGCTACTTCAACGGCGCGTGTTACGAGTTCTTTCGGCACGTTTGGTAGATTGCGATGAGCAGCTAAAACAGCGATGTTCTTAAGAACCTCACCCTTTGTAGCAGCCCCATCAAGCATAGACTTAACGCCAAGCCTATCACTTAAATCGAGGATTTCATCATCCATCTTATTAGGCGTATACAGTGCCACGATCTTAACGATTGGGTACGCCACGGAAACGCATCTCATGAAGCGAGAAGAGAACGTGGGCGAGAACAAATTCTTAAAGAAAGACTTTAGCTTTTTCATGTCAGAAATTATCCTTATTATTTACTTGCCGTCAAACTTTCTACTTGCAACATCAGAGCTTGTACCGCACCATATAATGCTGCAATCATCTGCCCACCGTTCAAGTCAAGGCAGTCTTCAATCACATCATGTCGAACTTTATTGCGCGTCTTCGTGACCATGCGTGGCATTTGATAGGTCAATGGCTTATCACCATCCATCACCACAACACCAGCTTCGTCCACTACATCAACGCTATCGAATAGCAGCACCTTATTCTCAGACGTAACCACTTTCGATACTTGCACAGGCTTGCCGTCGATTACCTGAATGCTTGTCTCTGTCTTCTCTACTGTTTCCAGCGTGAAGTCTTGCTCTGTATATTCTTCAGTTCCGTCAGGGATCTCAGTCTTGAACGTGAATGGCTTAACAGATACTGCCTTTGAGAAGAACTTCTGCACGTCTTGAGCAATCCAGCCAAGGCTGTGCTTGTCGTTAATCTGATCGTCAGTGTAGACACCAGGAGCAAAGCCAAAGTGTTTCAGCGGGACTGATTTAACAATATCGTAGCAACGATCAAGGTTAGCGGGAATGATGTCAGTCTTGATACGCTCATCTGATACAACTGTCCACAATCCACCTACGCCTGGTTTGCCTGCGGAATCGGTAGATATTTCAAGTTTGTAGGCGGGATTCGTCGTTCCGATGCCCACGTTATTGCCATTTGGATTTAGAGACAATGGCAAATACGCTCCACCGGTCCCAGTTCTGACCGCTTGCACGTACCCAACTAATAGCGTTGGGTCATATCCAACATTGAGGAATTCCGGGCTTGTTGCATTAGTCGCGGTTCCGTATATCTTTAGTCCAGCGTT